GTGAGTTGGGTGGGCTGTCGTTGGTGGAAGCCGATGACGTTCGTAAAGCGATGGTAAAGAAAAAGTACGAGGCACTACAACAGTACAAAGAACGGTTTATTCCGTATTACCGTGATACCTATCATGTAACACAGGAATACAGTGAAAATGTGTGGGACGCTATTGATAAGGCTAGTACTTATCTTTTTAATCGTAGCCATGCCGCAGCCTATGCGATAACGGGTTATATTTCGCAATGGATAAAAGTGCATTATCCAATAGAATACTGGAGCGTGGCGTTTAAATATGCACAGGACTTTGACTATTCCCGTTATATTGCGGAAATCAATAAGACTGGGATGTGTACGGTTCGGCAGGTAGACATAAACATATCCAGCACGGATGTAGTTATCAACTTTGCGGACAAGGCTCTATATTGGGCTATAACCGGAGTTAAACAGGTTGCCGAAAAAGCGGCTACGCAAATATTAAAAGAGCGTGATGAAAACGGACAGTACTTTTCACTAAGCGATTTTATTAGTCGCCATAAATGGAAAGGCTCGGCAGTGAATAGCCGTGTAATTAGAAACCTTATATTGGCAGGTGCATTTGACAAACTTGAAGGAGTTACCAAAGCTAAGGACAGAATTGACCTGTTAGTGGAATATTTGGGCAAAGCGAGTGTAGCCGTACGGGAAGATGATATTGTATTAACAGGGGCTGACCGCCATGCGAATGATGAATGGTGGTGGGCGTTATTACAAAAGAAAGTATCGGGTTTTGCGTTCTTTAATTACGAAAACATTTATAAACGGTTTGTCGGTGAGTTCCCAGAGGAATATGAATACGCAACGTTTGAGGAGTGTTTAGACACGGAACATCTTGCTCACAATGGTTATGTCGTGGTAGCGGGTTATATTGCTGAAATGGAGATTAAAAAGACCAAAAAAGGCGAAATGATGGCACGCTTGACACTTGAGGCTAACTACGAATTTTTGGAAGTAATGATATTCCAGCAAGAATATCAGCAGCTTTCTGACTTATTGGTGGCAGGGCGTGCGAACCTGCTATTAATTAATGGAGTTGTTTCTTATGACAAGCGCAAAGAAAGTAATATTCTACGGGCTAATTATGAAACCAACATTGTCACTTTGACGTTATAATAAAATTGAAATTATGAAAATTCTTGTTCATTTTAGTGGGGTTCCGGTGGAACTTGAAACAAACGGTTTTTCTGGACGCATAGATATAGACCAATTAACGTCTATTGATTATGGCAATTTGTACGGTGAAGCCGTGACAGTTAGTGCTCTTCTAAATAAGGTCGGTTTGCTACGTGCCGAGGCAGAGCAGGCATTAGCCGAGAAGAAGTTGGAAAGGGACGTGTGCGAGGCTGATACGAAGCGTAAATGGCGGCAGCAAGCCAACGCCAACCAAGGAAAGTTCTGTTTTGAGGGTGAGTGGATAAAGCTGTCAGAAAAGGCATTGGATGAGGCGTTGTTACTTGATGATGCTTATCAGGGATTGTGCTGTGAGTATATTGAGGCACAAAAGAACTTTAATGTCCTTGACGCTTTGCAATGGGCGGTACAAGATAAGTCTAAGAAACTTAATAATCTGTTAAAACCCGTGACACCTACTGAGTTGCTCGGGGAGTTGGTGGAGAGTAACGTAAATAGTTTTGTGATAACTAAAAAAGGATACTAATATGGCAACAACATCAACAATTTTTGACGGGTTTATTAAACTAGTAGATAACATTTACATGAAGCCCTGTGAGGCTCACCCATCTGCATACGATTTGTATGTACACAAACCGAGTACAAGTGCTAGACACCCCGAGGGTAAAATGGACGACGTGGCATTTGGTTTGTCATTGGAGCTAGCTATTTCGTGGGCATGTCATAAGGCAGCGGGTGAGCGTGAAGTTAAAGACTTGCAGGGATTGTTGAAGGAACTGCATAAAGTAAACCAAGAAATTAGAGAAAACGTACTAAGTTTTATTAACGATTAATTTATAGAAAAATTATGGCAGGATTTGACCGCAGCAAGTGGAAAGCTGCACCTCTAACAACAGTTAACGCAACAGTTAACGAAACAAAGAAGTTTGACACCTATTTTGAGAGCGGAAATAACGAATACGCTCGGTTCTGGACAAACCGTGACGGCATTACAGTAAAACGTGTGTTGCCCGCACATGAACCAGGAGATAGCCCGTATGTACCTATGCTGACAGCCATGCTGAAAATTGAAGTGGACGATAAGGACAGCAACGGCACAGTGATTGGTAAGAAAGTCGCTAACAAGAAAATTTTTATCGGTACTTTGCACGGTGGCTATCCGTATGATATCATTGAGGAGTACATTAAACGGGTGTACGAAAAGGCTGATGCTTATCAGGGCGATGAGCGTGACCGTTACTTGAACCCTGTTAAAGGTTACAGAATGGGCGGTAAGAACGGTACATGGGTTCCTGGAATTAGACCTCAACTAGAGTATGTATTCTATGCTCTCATTGAGGGTAAAATTTACCGTGACAGTTTAAAGCCGAAGCAAATGGAAGCCTTGAACAAGGAAAGTGCCGACCTTTGTGCCCAAAATGACACGGCTGCAATTGATATGTTTAGTGACCCGACAACAGGTTTTCCAATCCAGTGGAGTGTAGGAAAGGATAAGGATGGTAAAAAGGAAACCACCCTTAAATCTTTGCCGTTGAAAATGCAACAGACTTGGGATGAATACTTTGGTGAAAATGCAGTTCCTGACGCAATTTTGGAACAGCTTGAAAAGTTGCCAAGTTTGAAGAGCCTGTATGTTGACAGTTACAAAAAACGTGACTTTGACCTTGCATTGGAAGGACTGAAACGTTTTGATGAAGCCAACGTTTACAAGATTTTTGCTGACGAAGAGTTTTTGGACATGGTTGAACAGATGGCTGAAATGGTAGCAGAAAAGACAGGTGATGACGGAAAACCAAGCGGTACAGATGATTTGCCTTTTGGTGATGAAACTCCTAGCGCAGCTCCGGCTCCAGCCGCTAAAAAGACGCCCGTAGCCAAAGCTCCGGCAGCTAAGAAAGCCGTAGCAAAGAAAAAACCCGCTGAACCGACCCCTGAAGAAAAACTTGCTGTTATCAACACTGAATTTGTGCGCCAATACGGTGACGGCTACGATGAATTTACACTTGAGGACATGGGTGATGAACTGGAAGAAACGTACCAACTTGCACTCAAGAAAGAGGATTTGGGTTATGACATACCTCACGTTGACGGTTGGGATGGCGATGGTGATAATGGTGAGGACGAAACTCCAGCCGAAGACCCTGAACCGGAACAAGCTCCGGCAGCACCAGAGGTTCACACCGCAGTCGGTCCGGCAGCAGTGAAAACTCCGGCAGATGCAAATAGCAAAAGTGCAATGAGTGCCGTTGAGCGCATACGTTTGCTTCGTGAACAAAAAGCCGCAGCCGCTAAGAAGTAAATTTTATTCACCAATATAGGCGGGCTTTCGCCCGCCTTTTTGCTTTTATACAATGAAAAGAAACCCGATAGCCGTTATAAGTACAGACAGACATTTAAAAGAAGAAAACGCTTTAGACCTGTTAGATTTGTCTGAACAAGAAATTGCGCTTGCTCAAAAGCTGAAAGTTAAAACCGTTATTTGGTTGGGAGACATATTTGATAGCCGTCTTAGTCAGCGTCAAGAATTGCTTAACTGTTTAACGTTGATGATACAAATGTATCACGAGGCAGGGCTGCAAATTATTTGTATTCCTGGAAACCACGATAAGACAGATTATGAGGATGACGATAGCTTTTTGACCGCCTACAAATATCATCCCGGATTTGACCTAATTGAGACACCTCAAGCCCGTGTAATAGGTGGGGTTGATTTTGACTTTGTGCCGTTTTATTCGGTGGATATGTGGTTGGATAAGTTTGCGGAATTAGACCCGCCTCCGGGATTAAAATCAGTACTATGTAGTCATACAGCCGTACAAGGTTCTATCAATAACGACGGCAAAGTAGTAGAGAACCGCATTAAGACAAAGTTATTCAACAAATACGGAAAAGTATTGTTAGGGCATTATCACAATGCTCAACAACCCGCTTCAAATGTTTTTCACCTACCGTCTATAAGACAAAATAACTTTGGTGAAGATGAAGAAAAAGGCTTTACGGTGTTGTATGACGATGTAAGTTTTGATTTCGTTAAGTCTGATTTTGTGCCATACAGAGAAGTCAAAATTGATGTGGCGACTGTGACAAAGGCTGAACTTCAAAAGTTGCATACGGAAATTGATGATGGGGTACATTCCCGAGTGGTGCTTATTGGCGACCAACAGGCAGTGAAAGCGGTTAACAAGAAATGGTTTACGGAACACGGAATAGCCGTAAAAGCTAAATACACCGATGTAGAAGTAACGGAAACCGAAGAAACAGAAGCGGTGCAGGAATTAAGCGGAGAAGACTTAAAAGATAAGTTTGAGGCGTTTTGTACTGAAAAGGGTTACGATTACAAAGAGGGGTTTAAACTATTAAAAGAAATAATGAAATGGCAGGAGTAAAAGATTTTGTGAATACCGTACAAAAGAAGTTCGGTAAAGAAGTAATTGCCGGAGATAACCGTGCAGGGGTAGAGTTTCTACCGTCAGGCAGCTTGTCTTTGGATTTAGCATTGGGCGGGGGTTATGCAAAGGGGCGCATTATTGAGCTCATGGGTTACGAAAGTTGTGGTAAAACGACACTAGCTTTACACGCTTGCTTGAGTGCCCAAAATGAGGGTAAAGCTGTTTTATACGTAGACCGTGAGAACGCTATTGATATTGATTATGTACAGAATTTAGGCATTGACACTGACCCTGAAAAGTTTATCTTGACACAGCCCGGAGTAGCCGAGGAATGTTTTGAAATTATAAGGGAAGCAATTAAGACTGATGAAATTGGTGTTATTGTTTTGGACAGTGTTGCCGCTTTGTTCCCTAAATGTTACTTAGACGCTGATGTCGGTGATGCTAAGATGGGTACAGTCGCTCGCATTATGTCTACGTGGCTTCCTGGATTTGTGGGGGATATTAAACGTAATAACATCGTTGTAATATTCATCAACCAATATCGCGACAAAATTGGCGTAATGTTTGGTGACCCTCGCACAACTCCGGGAGGGAAAGCATTAGGGTTTTATTCTTCCCAGCGTCTGGATATTGCCCGTGCAGGTGCGGCAGGCGACAAGGGGGAAGAGTTTGCTAATCACGTTAAAGTTAAAGTAACGAAAAACAAGGTTGCCCCACCGTTCCGAAAAGCTGAATTTGATATACGTTTTGGCGAGGGTATTGATAAGGCATTGGATATCCTTAATCTGGCGGTTGAAAAAGGCGTAGTGGAAAAGGCAGGTTCGTTCTTTAAGTATGGGGGTAAAACCCTAGCACAGGGCGCAGAGAAAACCCGTGATGTGATAGCTGAGGACGAAGACCTTATGGCACGTATTGAAGAAGAAATTATGCAAAATATTTAGTTTATGGAATTGAAGTATTTGCGTCTGCAGAATTTTTTGTCATTCAAGGATATGCAACACACATTTTTGAATGAGCCTGTTTTAATTAAAGGGAAGAACCTTACTGAGACGGAAAGCCAAGAAACCAACGGTGCAGGAAAGAGTACAATGGAAGCGGGGATTGCATTTGCAATTCTCGCCACTTCTTTGCGCAAACAAACCTTAGATAAAGACTTGATATATTGGGGTGCGGATGAAGCGCATATATGGCTTGACATCTATTGTCCTATTCGCAAACAGACCCTAAATATTCATCGCACGTTGCGTACAAAGGGGTCACAACTGTTGGAATTGACTTTGAACGAGGAAGAGGGTAGTGTGCATTTTGCCACTGTATCAGATGGCAACAACTACATTCTTAATTGGATAGGTATATCAGCAGTGGATTTGAAGAATTACTACTTGATTAACAAGGAGAATTTTAAATCGTTTGTTTCAAGTAGTAATACTGAACGTTTGGCGTTGATAAGCCGTTTTATTAAAGCTGAACAGTTGGACACGGCTGATGATGTTATAAAAGCTAAGAATAAACCGCTAGAGGCGCAGGCTAAAGAGGCAGCGTTTAAGGTCGCGACGATAGAGGGTGAATTAAGCGTCTATACGCAACAATTAGAGGCTGAGGCGGAGCGTAACTTGGAACAAGAGCGCAACGACAAATTAGAGGCTTTAAATATGCGTATGGATGGTGTGATTGCCCGCTATGATAAAGCGGAGCAAATAAAACAGAATGCGACATTGGCTATAAAGTTGGCAGAAGATAACATTGCTAAAGAGAAACATAAACTTCAGGATTTTGAAAAGGCATTAGCCGAACTCAACAAGCAAGATTTTACAGCCCGTTATAAAAGCATTCAGGAAGCCCGTGCCACCGCTGACAGCAAAGTAGACGCAGAACGCCAACAGTTAACAGATACGAAGAAAAATGTACAGAGTTTAAGCCTTTCTATTCAACGTTTGTCAGGCATTTTGCAAGGGACGATAAAGTGCCCCAAATGTCAGCACGAGTTTGCTATTGCTGACCCCGATTTGGATTTGCAGGGGGTACGCAAGAAATTGGAGTTGGAAACTTCCAAACGAACTTCCACGGAGCAACAGGTGGCATTACTGCAAAAACGGCTTGAAACGCTAGCCACCCAATTGAAAACGTTTGATGAAGAAACTGGACAGGTACGTGAGGAAGAGCGTGAACATTTGAAATCTGTGAGAGCTTTGCAGTCCCAAGTATTTGAAGTCCAAGACACTATTAAAAGACACGAACAATTGATTAAAAGCAATCAACGTGACATTGAGCAAATGGACGTGGAACTTGAAAGCTGCAATTCCCAAAGTGAAAAATTACTTGAGGAAATTGAAAAGGTTGAAAAAGAAGAGTTAGAAACCCGTGAAGCCGAGTTAAAAGGCATTATAGCTTTAACCGAAAAAAAGTTGCAAAAAGCTCAAAAAGAACGTGACAAATACGAAGCCGAAGTATCTAACAATGTGCAATGGGGGCTGAGAATGAAAGAATTTAAGATGTCCCTAGCGTGCGAACAGTTGCGCATCATTCAAAATTTTGCTAATTTGGCTCTCCAAAAACAAAGGTCAGATTTACGTTTAAGTATTGACGGTTTTAAACGTAACGCCAACGGTAAAGTAAAAGAAGAGATTACTGTTACAGTCATTAACAGTGAGGGCGAGTATAAACCATTTTGGTCTTTCAGTGGCGGTGAGCGTGCCCGTATAGAGGTTGCACTTATACAGGCTTTCCAGGAAATGATAAACGGAACGAATGAGTGGGGTGGTTTGCATTTCCTAATGATTGATGAAGTATTGGAAGGGACAGACCCGTTGGGATTGGCTTTGTTGCTAGAAAGTTTGAACGATGTTGGACATCCGGTGTATATAATAAGTCACGTGATGAATATACGTGCCGGAGTCCGCACATTAACAGTCGTAAAAGAAAATGGCGAAAGTTACATTGAGTAAAGAAATAGATTGGACAGCAATTGGAATTGACCCCGGAAAAGAGGGGTTTATTACAGTAATGCGACGGGGTTTTATACACAGTTACCCTGTTCCAAAAGTAAAGGATGTTATTGATGAGGAAGGATTGGCAGCGTTGGTTTTAGAAATCGCTGAACAGTGTGACCCTCAATACACTCACATAGCGATAGAGGACGTACACGCTTTGCACGGTTCATCAGCGCAGGGGACATTCAACTTTGGGGGGATAACATGGGCTCTCCGTATGGCGTTTATTGTGTGCGGGCTACCTGTTCATCGGGTAGCCCCTAAAAAGTGGCAAAAAGAGATGCACGAGGGAGTTAAACCGTGCGCAGATAAGAAACAGATGTCTATATTAGCGGCTAAACGGTTGTTCCCTAATTACAATCTTTTACGGACGCCAAACTGCAAGAAGCCTGATGACAATCTTGTGGACAGTTTGTTGATTGCTGAATATTGTAGGAGAAATTATTTATGAAATACGTATTGGTTTGCCCGAATACGGGCTGCATAGAGCATAATAAGCCTGTGGATGCGGGTACTTATTGCATGAAGTATGACAAAGCAACCAAACAGATGAAACCCGAATTTAAGGGGGAAATTCAGCGGTGTGTGGTTTGTGGTGAAGAATTACAGTTTACCGAAGCCCCAAGCGTTATTCCGGAATTTAGTGTAGGCACGTTCAAAGGATTGCCGGATGACAAGAAGAAAGAAGTGCTGCATAAACGTTTCCAAAAGGGGATGACTAAGGGTGGTAATGATGAGAACGAATTAAGAAAAAGAGGTGCGGTTAAAAAAATAATTGGATATGATGACTAGTGAACAAATTAAAATGATGCTGGACGGTGTTAAAGGTCTGGCGATGAATTGTGAAGTTAACGTTTTGGTACTGAAAGTACTGGATGAGTACCGTGTTTATTTGGCTCCTGAAGTGCGCCTAAAGACACGTGAGTGCCGTTATAACGAAGTACGGGATGCTCAAGATATTACCGTATTGGTGAAGAACGTGGGGGTGAACTTTGCGCTTGGTATGACGCATCAGACATTAATGGAAAAGGCACAGTCCATTCACAAGGAAAGTTTCAAGTTCGGTACGGATGATTATATGTGGTTTACGAAAGTGGATTTAAACCGTGGTTAAGAAGAAAAGTGCAAATGTTTGCTGAGGATTTCTTTGGAATGTCATTTTAAGTTGCTACATTTGTGCAGTTAATTAACAACATCATGGAAAATTTAACAGATATCTTTTTAAAATCCAGAGGGCACAAATATTTACGCAAAGTGCCGAACGGTAAAGGCGGTTATCGTTACATATACGAAGAACCGAGCCTGAAAACTACTTCGGTAGTCACACGTGAACAAAGTACAAACAGAACGGGTGGGATTACAATACCCCATCAACGGTTGAGTACGCAAACGACCCACAGCGTAAACGGGTGCATCGTAAAACAGTTGCCGAGTACATTAAACGTTCAAGCCGACAGGGTGAAACGCCTCGTGCGGTGTTTACATTAGGCGGTTCGGGTGCGGGTAAAAGTACCGTTCTTAGAATGTTAGGTGAGCAAGACCCGTCCTTTAACAAAATTGTTACTGTTGATAGTGACGATATTAAGACAAAAACGTTTAAGGAAGATTTTGACGCTTACAACAAACAAAAGAAGATGAGTGCCGCAGGGCGTTTGCATGAAGAGAGTAGCGAATTGGCTGATAAAATTGTTGACGGTATATTAAGCGTAAATAATGACTACTTAAAGGATGGTACGATGAAAACGTATGCTTCTGCCGCAGCGGAAATTGAAAAAGCTAAGAAGAAAGGCTACCGGACTGATGTAGTAGGTGTGACAATTTCGGTGGAAGAAGCCATTCGTCGGGCATATTCTAGGGCAGCTAAATCTGGTCGTCACGTTGAACCTGAAGTAATTGTAAAGGCTCATGTCGGTTCTACGGAAACATTTTTGAAGTTAATTGAAACAGGTTTGGCAGATAGTTTGAAATTGTATGATAATTCGAGTAGTTCGCCAATACTAATCTATGATAGTGAGGATGAAAATCCTATTAAGAACGTTAAGTTATTTTGAGGAATTTAAAAATAAGAGGAATTACACTATGGCAAAGAAAGACAACAACATTGAAAAATCTTATGATTTTGGTAAAAGTGAGTTTAACCGAAAAATGAAAAAGATATACCAAGAGCGAGAGGCTAAAGGTCTTCCAAATAGTGTGGATATACCAAACGACGCAGATGCGGATGACTTGGCACGCTTAAGAGCTTTTGGGGAATGGTTGAGCGATGGGCAACCCGTAGATTAATCTAAAGATTTTTCGGCTAGTTCCTTGCATAATTCAAAATTATGACTACCTTTGTAGTGTCAATCAATAAAACAAGGTAGTCATGAAAAGAAAAGTATTAACAGTCAGTGAAGTTAACCAAATGTTAATCCGCAAGGGATATAGAAGTTGTGAAACTATTCACATAGATATAGAAAATTCTTGGGAAGCGGATACTTTAGTATTTGAAGAATATGGAAATGGGCACAGCGTTTGCGGGCTTTATAAATTTCATCAATCTGAAGGCTGTCCAGTAGGGTGTGGGAATCTAACTAGAGTAGCAACCTACCGTAAATTAAAAGTCGCTGAAAAATACGAAATTATTGGTATTGTGGCACGTTTACCCAAACAAGAAAATAAAAATTGATTTAGTTATGGCAAAGAAAGTTAGTTGTGAAGAATTAAGAAACCAACTGTTAGCCGCAAATGCGGCTTACAGAAGCGGTGAAAGTATTATGTCCGATGTGGAATACGATGCGTTGGTGGAAAAGCTACGTAAACTAGACCCGTCGGACATCTTTTTTAATAAAGGAATAGTTGAAGCAGCCGATGACAGAATGGAAGAGTTGCCTGTTCCTATGTACAGTCTTGAAAAGATTAAGGAAATTAAACCGTTGCGCAAGTGGCTGAAAAAGATGTTGGATGCTGGAGCTTGTGAAGTTGTGGCGATGCCAAAATTTGACGGAATAAGCCTGTTGACCTACGATATGGATGGCGACCAAGCGTGGACACGTGGTGACGGTATTGAGGGACAACGAAGTGACGCACATTTTACTCGCATGAATAACGGCAAGCCCAAAGGATATTTCTGTAACGTGCATACATGGGGCGAAGCCATTTGTAAGAAAACCACCTTTGCACACTTAAAGGATGAATTGAATGTAGCGTACAAGAACGCCCGAAACATGGTTGCGGGTGTGTTTAATTCTCCGGACGGTTTTAAGAACCCTGTAATCACCTATATTGATTTTGTGCGATATGGTATTGATGAACCAATTGACAAGGATGACCAATTGCGGGTGTTGCGCAATCGTTACCAGAATGTCACACCATCCAGAACCTACTTAATTGAAGAATTATTGGAGCTTGATGATGCTGACTTGAACGACCTTATTGATTTGGAACTGCATGATGAATTTGACGCAGAGTACAAGATAGACGGTATTGTATTGGAAATTAATGAATGGGCGGTGAAACAACAGCTTGGAAGACTACCGAATGGAAACCCCGCTTATTCGGTTGCATTTAAGCGTGAAGAATGGTGTGACACTTATCAAACTAAAGTGACAGGGATTGAAAAAGGTATTGGCAAAACAGGTGTTTTAAACCCTGTTATCCTAATTGAACCCGTGGAAATAAATGGTGCGACAGTGAGCCGTGCTACCGCTTATAACGCTGCCTATTTGGTTGAAAACAACATTTGTGAGGGGGCTGTGATAGAGGTTACTCGTGGGGGCGATGTAATACCCAAACACTTGAAAACATTGGAATATAACGAAACAATGTTTGAAAAGATGTGTGATGACCTTGTTATTTGTCCTTCGTGTGGGAAACCGTTAAAATGGAATGAAACAAATGTTGATTTAGTGTGTACGAATGACAAATGTAAAGAAATGGTAATCAGTGAAATGGTTTACTTTTTTCGTACAATGGGGTGCGAACAGTTTGAGGAACCTACAATACGTCGTTTGTATAATTTTGGCTACCGTAGCGTAGAAACGATTTTAGAGTCTCATGTAGCCGAGTTCCAAAAGTTGCTCGGCAAGGCTAAGGGTAAAACGGTTTACGACCAAATACAGAAAGTGTTGACTGAAGGCGTGCCGATGGCACGTTACATGACGGCACTAAATATTTTTGATGGCAAAATTGCCGAAGCCACCTGTCAGAAAATTTTTGATGCAGCGAATCCGGAAATGGTGGAAAGAGTAAAAACTGTTTCGTACGAAATTGGCAGCATAGCGGAAGCCACCTATTTAGCCAAGTCTTTAGAACAGGTTAACGGGGTAGGTGAGATATTGGCACGCTCGTTCGTTAAAGGGCTGATAAAACTTCAACACATAGGTATATATCCGGGAGTAAATATTACCTATGTTCAGACGCCTAAAACTGCACCACTTGCAGAAAATGCGATGGTCGTATGTATGACAGGTTTTAGGGATAAGGAAATGGAAGTGCAACTCAATAAACTTGGACACAGGGTTGTTGATGGCGTTACTAAAGAATGCAATGTGCTCGTAGTTGCTGATTTGAACAGCAATAGCAGCAAGATGAAAAAGGCAAAAGAAAAAGGACTTAGAATTGTAGAACGCATGGAATTTAGACGTGAATTACTATTATAAAGACGCTAAATATTGGTACGTGGGGTTTCGCTACGATGAACGCTTGGTTAAAGAAATCAAGCGTTTTGTTGGAGCGGGGTATAATCCCGAGAATAAAGAGTGGTACATTCCTTTCACATTACCAACTGTCGCACCGTTGCAAAAGTGGTTGCACGACAATGGATTTGTGGAAGGGATGAATTATTACCCCTCTAAACGGGTATTAGAGTATCAAGAACCCCTTGCAATTATTACCCCTGAAGATGTGGCTATTGCTTGCAAAGAGTTAGGGTTTAAGCGAATGCCACGTCCATATCAATGTGAGGGTATTGCTTACATGATAAATCATGGCAACTGCATAAACGGGGATGATTGTGGTTTAGGGAAAACAGGGCAAACGATTGCGACATTAGAATTAATGGACGCTTTTCCAGCTTTGGTTATCACTCCTGCATCTGTGAAATACAACTGGAAAAAGGAGTGGGAAAAATGGAACCCGACACGTACTGTCGGGGTAGTTGGGCGCAAAAAGAAGTTTGATGAAAATGTATGGCAGAATGACGTGATTATTATTAATTACGATATACTAGGTGAGCGGGGCTTAGATAAGCCAACAGCGAAGTTCAAAGAGCTCCTAAAGAAGCGATGGGCGTCTTGTGTGATGGATGAAATACATTTCTTGAAGAGCGAAAAGGCGTTACGAACCAAAATGGCGAAGAAAATTGTAAAAACAGTTCCGCATGTATGGGGGTTAACAGGCACATTGACACAGAACAAGCCCGCAGACTTGATACAGCCGTTTACGATAATACGTAGGTTTGAGGACATTTTTGGCAGTACGAAAGAATTTAAGTATCGTTATTGCAATGCGAAAATGACAGTATTTGGAATGGATTGTAGTGGGTTCAGCAATTTGGAAGAGCTACATGAATTGTTGCGAATGGGTGGGTATATCAGGCGTAATAAAAGAGATGTGTTGGATGAATTGCCACCAATGGTGGAACAAACTATTGACGTGCCTATTAGCAATACTAGAGAATACCGTAAAGCGGAAAATAACCTGTTGGAATACTTGGAAAAGATAGATATAAACAAGGTGAACAGCGCAGTCAATGCTCCACACTTGGTAATGATACAAACGTTGAAACAATTAAGTATAGAGGGCAAACTTCCATTTATCACCACTTATATAAAAGAATGGTTGGAAGCAAACGAGGGCGAGCAATTGCTTGTCTTTGGCGTGCACCGGATGCCTCTACAACAGTTAGCCGAGTACTTCAAAGCCCCGCTTATACAAGGCGGAGTAAGTGCCGACAAGAAGCAACAAATCGTAAATGAATTCAGTAACGGGGGTCATCGCTTATTGTTTGCCAATATTCAGTCAGCCGGAACAGGTACGGACGGTCTACAAGATAATTGCAGCAACTTAGTATATATAGAGCTACCCGACAAAAGTACCGAGCTAGAGCAAGCAAATGCAAGACTTGAGCGGATGGGGCAACGGAATAGTATAAATATAACTTACTTGCTGTCACCGGACACGATAGATGCTGATATCAAAGAGATGGTTGCTGATAAAGGGATGATTACAGGCTTGGTGAACAAAGGTGGCAATGAAAACGAATTATTAACTAAGAAATTCTTATTAAAGAAAAATGGCAAAATTTGAAGCAAAGTTTTTGGGGCACAAAAGAGAAGCGAGGACAGCTTGCTAAAGAAGTGGAAATTGTTGAGGCTACCACCCGAGGTGAGGTGGAGGGCAAGCTGTATGCTCGTGGATGGCTAAAAATTAACGGTTTAAAAGTAAGAGAAGCAAAGAATGAACCGAGTACCGATAACAATATGGACTGATGGCAGTTGTACCACTAAAGACGACCGAAAAGGTGGAATGGGTGTGTACCTACTTGCAGACGGATGCGAAGTAGCTTTGCGACGTGGTTATTGGAACACCACTACACCACGCATGGAACAGCGTGCGTTGATTGCAGCCGTGCAAATGATAAACGTTGACATTCCTACTGATGTGTTGATTTGGTGCGACAGCAAGTTTATTGTAGAAGCGATAATGAACGGGGGTGTGCGACAATGGCGTGCCGATGGCTGGAAAGGTGTTGCAAACGTTGAACTTTGGAAGGAATTTGTTACCGAGGTTGAAAAACGTAGAAAGATGCGCTTATGCGTGCGTCATATCAATGGACACCAAAAAGACTTGTTGAACCCTGTTATTTATGGGAATAATGTGGCTGATGCCCTTGCTGATTACCACACGCAAGATTCCTATGTACAGGATAAGCCCTTAGAGGGGTTTAGTTGGTACGTTCACGACCCTAGTAGTTTGATATTTATTGCTAAAAACGAAGAACACGAGTATTTGGTTACGCATGATGATATTGTGCTGTTAGGAGATTGCCATTATGCAACAGAAGAAGACCTTGTGAACTGCATAAATGGAAAATGGATTTTTGATGGTTACTACAATGGTGACTATGAAATAAATACCGAAATAAAAACGATTTAGTATATGGCTGACTTGGATAAGTATAAACAAGCGATTGTGGATGTTTATGACACCACTAATAAAAATATTTTTGTGAATGCAACCGCAGGCAGTGGAAAAACATTTACTTTGTGCACACTTGCTGACCGCACACCACCTATAAAATCGTCCATATTCCTAGCCTTTAACAAGTCAATAGCTCAAGAATTGGGGGCACGTTTGCCTCGCACAGTTAAAGCGTCAACACTACATTCGTGTTCGTTGTCGGCTTTATTGAAAGCATTTAAAATGGATTTCGCTATAAGTGAAAACAAATACTTTGGAATGGCTAGGGAGTGTTTGAATTTTAAAGGAATAGCCGCTAAAAGAATTAACGGGTTATGCGGCAGAGCTTGCACTCTGTATGACCTTATGCGGTTCAACCTGATTACAGACGATTTTGACAAGGTTACAGAGTTGGGGGAAAGGTACGGTGTTGACGCAGACGAAGAAAGCGTACAGAGAGCCCTAGAGCTTTATAGGGTCGCAAAACACAAAGCCGATAGATACTTTGAGGGTTCAGTAGGTGGAAAATTACGTATGGATTTTACTGATATGCTGTATTATGCCGCTAACTACATAGACATGAAAGACTTTAAACAATACAATGTCGTAATGTTGGACGAGTGCCAAGACATTAGCCCGTTGCAGTTTGAGGTCGTAAAGCGGTGTAAAACCCCACGAGGCAGACTAATAGCGGTCGGTGATGAAAAACAAAGTATTTACAGTTTCATGGGAAGCAATTTGGACAGTTTACATGCTATAAAGAATTCCCCGAATACGATTGAGTTACCTTTGTCTATGACATACCGTTGTGCGGTGAATATTGTAGACGAAGCCCGTAAAGTGTTTCCAGATGGTATTGAGGCAGCTCCAGGAGCTGTATTGGGGAGTGTTGATTGTGGTAGTTTTAGAGATGCCAAAGATGGTGACTTTATATTGTGCCGAAACAATGCACCCCTGATGGAAACGTTTATAGAATTGTTGAAACTAGGCAAACGATGCGCCATTATGGGCAAAGATTATGGTGATGAGTTAGTGTACCTAATAGATAGTATTAAAGATATTTGGGGGCTGGAAGCTAAGTTAGAGAAGCTAAGTGAAAGTCTTGCGAAGAAAGGTGTTAAAATGCCGACCAAAGTGCCCGCATACGCACAGTTGGAAGAAAAAGTGCACGTATTGCTCACCCTGTATGAGTATTTTGGTGACTTAGAGGTGGTGCGTAATCGCATTTATGATATATTCACAGATACGCAGAGTAAGGGGGTAACGTTGAGCACTATACACAAATCTAAAGGTTTAGAGGCTGATAACGTATATTTCTTGCAACCGGATTTATTACCGAGTAAGTATGCGGTTACGGAGTTAGCCTTGTATGCTGAAAAATGTTTAAAATTTGTGGCAATAACGAGGAGTAGAAAGAATTTAATATATTGTTGAACGAATTAAATTAATTTTATGGAAGAACAAGAAAAACAAGCGGTAAAACAAACTCCCGCTGATTTATATTTAATGGTTCCTAAAAATTCAAAAACGGGGGTGCGGGTTACACTCCTTAGTGTAAAGAAAATTAAATCCTTTGCCGAAGTTGCCCCAACAAAGGAAATTCTTGCAACTCACTTTCAGGCGGAACATGTGCGAATGGAAATAGCCGATGCCGAAGCTAAAAAGGCGGGAAAGAATGCAAAATATTTACCTCAACCCTTGTATTTGCAAATACAAAGTAGTATATTTGCAACTATTGTTGAAGAAGCCCGTGGCAAAGACAAGGATGTGGATGGTAAAGCCTTGTGTCTAACTCTTGGTTCGCAGATACCCTGTTGTGTAATTACACCTATGCCGGAAGCACCTGTTGAGGACGAGCAACCAAAACAAGTTCGTAAAAAGAGAACCCCAAAAATTGTTATTAACAATGATTAGTAAAGACAGTAGAAAGGTCGTAGGTGAATACGTGTTTTTGAGCAAGTATTCACAGACACACAACGGTGTTAAAGAAACATGGGACGAGGCTGTTAACCGTGTCATGACAATGCACTGGAACCGTTACAAAGAGATAGTTAATGAGGCAGATATGCCCGAGTTTGAACGTTTGTTTGGATTTGCTGAAAAGTTGTATCATCAGCAACATATTTTAGGGGCACAAAGAGCCTTACAATATGGGGGTGAGTTGATGCTTGAAAAACACGCTCGGTTTTACAACTGTTCAAGCACTTATATTGACCGTGTGGAAGTGTTTGAGGAAATTATGTATTTGCTCTTATGTGGGGCGGGTACAGGGTACAGTGTTCAACATATCCACACCGAACAATTGCCTATTCCCAAAGGGTTTAATCCCAAACTTGAGAAAAAGATATTTGTAATACCCGATACGATTGAGGGGTGGGCAAAGGCGGCAGGCGAGTTGATTGGAGCTTACTATTATGGACGTGCCGAAGTGTTGTTTGACTATTCCCAAATCCGCCCGAAAGGTGCTTACATACGAGGTGGATTTAGAGCTCCAGGACCCGAACCATTGCGGGAAGCACTGGATAAAGTAAGAAGCCTCTTGTGCAAAGTTCAGAAGCGTAAATTGAGACCGTTTGAGCTTCATTATATTATTTGCGTTTTAGCGAATAGTGTGGTAACAGGTGGTGTTCGTCGCAGTGCGATGATAAGTATTTTTGACGCTGACGATGTGGAAATGGCAGGTTGTAAAGTTGGGGCGTGGATTAGCACACATCCTGAACTATGCCGAAGCAATAATTCCGCAGCTATTTTGCCCAATACCCCAAAAGAAACATTTGACATGATTTACGAGTTTACCCGTAAATTTGGGGAACCCGGATTTGTGTTTATAGACAGTCCGTGGTTTGTCTATAATCCGTGCGGGGAAGTGGGTATGTACCCTCGCATCCAGGACGAAAACGGTGCATGGAAATCAGGATGGGGCTTTTGTAACCTATCTGAAATAAACGGGGGTAAAATACAAACCGAACAAGATTTCTATGATGCTTGTGTGGGTGCGTCTGTTATATGTACGTTGCAAGCGGGTTACACGAATTTTAAAGTGTTACAGCCGTGGTCGCAAAAAATTGCAGAGCGTGACGCCCTGATTGGAGTAGGTATTACGGGGCTATGTGAGAACCCTGACTTATTGTTTGACCCTATTATTCAACGCAAAGGGGCGATGTTGGTAAAGGAAACGAACCAGAAGATAGCCCGCATGATTGGGATAAATTCAGCGGCACGATGTACCGTTGTCAAGCCTTCCGGCAACAGTTCTCAATTACTTGGTACATTGTCAGGTATTACTCCAGGACATGCCCGCCATTACATACGTCATATTCAGGCGGCAGACACCGAACAGGCGGTTCAGCTATGGGAAAAGGTAAACCCGAATTGTGTTGAACCGAGTGCATGGAACCCGACCCGTGAAAAAGTACTTGCTTTCCCCGTTACATTGCCAGAGGGTGCAATTCTTAAACAAAACCTTTCTGCCATTGAATTCTTGAAATTTGTGCTGATTACCAAACAAAATTGGATAGAGTACGGTACAAACTTTGACCATCCTAGCACTAAAGAAAATCCAACGCTACGTATGAATGTTTCTAATACTTGTACGGTAAAACCGGACGAGTGGGATGAAGTGCGTGAATTTTTGTGGGAACATCGTGGTGAGTTTGGCGGGATTAGCTTGTTGTCATCATTTGGTGATTTGGATTACCCTCAAGCACCGTACACCGAAGTTCTTGACGAGGTGGAATTGGCTGAACGATACGGTGCAGGCGCAATTCTGTCCAGTGGTTTAATAGTGGATGCGGCTGATGTCTTTAAGGATGTTTGGGAAGGCTGCAACGCTGCAACAGGTTTTTCCCCTAATTTGCTGACGCTTACTGATGCAGACATTGCTAAATATATCACCGATAATATTAAGGATGGCAAGTTCTTAGTAGATATTGACGGGGTATGTTTCAGCGATGTGAATTGCGTAATTGACTATTTAAAACGTAGAGTTGAGAAACGTCTTGAATGGGTGCGCAGGTTCAACAGTTTCGCTGACAAATATATGGAGGGTGACCGTTTAAAGACCGCCTATTGCTTGAAACACGTAAACGCCTTTCACAAATGGCAGTTGATTTGCAGAATGAACCCTGTTGATTACTCCGGGATTGTATGGGAAGAGCCACTGAAACAAGCAGGCAGTGAGATTGCGACAGCTTGTGCGGGTGGAGCTTGTGAATTTACACCACGACGTAAAGAATAATTGAAAAGCCCCGCTGATGAAAGTTGGTGGGGCGTATTAAAATAAAAACGATTAAATAATTATGAACGTACAGATTTTATTTAATGATGACGCCCGAAAGAAAATGTTTGAGGGGGTTGAAGAGTTGGCAAATGCAGTGTCGTCCACGCTCGGACCAAAAGGGCACTCGGTTATCCTGGATAAAGGCTATGGAATACCCCACATCACCAAAGACGGTGTGACAGTTGCCCGTGCCTACGATACGGATGATACGATGAAGCGTATGGGTGCGACGCTTGTGAAGACCGTTGCTGCAAAAACATGTGATGAGGCGGGGGATGGCACTACGACAGCCACCATTTTAACCCGTGCATTAATGAAAGAGGGGATGGCAACATTAGCCCGTGTGTCTAATCCACAGCGTTTTAAAGAGGGTATTGAAGCCGCTAAATGCGAAGCCGTGAAGTTTATGCAACAGATGAGCAAAGAAATTGGTGAAAACGATTTTGAGCGTATCAGACAGATTGCGACAATAAGTGCCAACGGTGATGAGGAAATTGGGGCTATTATCACTGAAGCTATTGGCAAAGTAGGCAACGACGGAGTAATTACTGTTGAAGAAAGTAGCAAGAGCGAAACCACCGTAGAGGTGACGACAGGCTTCCAATGGGAAAAGGGGCTGTTGAACCCGTATTTTGTGACTGACCCCGAACGAATAGAATGTGTACTGAACAAACCATACATTTTGCTCTTTGGGCAAAACATAAACTACCCCGATGAAATATTGGGTGTATGTCGCAAGGTGTACGATAGTCACCGTTCTCTTTTGGTTGTTGCTCCTAATGCGTCTAACGACGTAGTGAATTTCTTGGTGCAGAATGTTAAACAAGCCAATGGACTGAAAGCCTGTTTCGTTAAAGCTCCGGGATATGGGCAGATGCAAAAGGATTTGATTATGGATTTGGGCGTTAAGATTGGCGCACACGTAATCGGAGAAGAGTATGGCAATCGTGTAGAAGAAATTGGCGTGGATTGGCTTGGTGAGTGTGAGCGTGTTGTGGTAAATAGCACTCGTACTATACTCACAGGGGGCGCAGGTTCGCCAGATGAGGTAAATACACAGGTAGCCGCAATTAAGCACCAATTAGACGACAGTACGAACGCTTTTGACATTGAAAAGTACCGTGAACGTATTGCACGCCTGACAGGTGGTGCGGCTGTTATTTATGTAGGCGCAGACAGTGACGTAGAAATGAAGGAACGGAAAGACCGTGTTGATGATGCTATTGCCGCAACTCGTGCAGCATTGGAAGAGGGGTACGTTCCGGGAGGCGGCACAATTCAGCTTCGTGCCTCTGAAATGCTTGTGCACCAACTTGCAGACTTGAATGAAAAACCAGCCGATTTCAGAGCTGGATGGTGTGTAGTGGCTGAGGCTTTGCGTTACCCGTTCCGTCAATTATGCGAAAATGCTAGTGCGAACGCAGTACGTATTCAAGTGGATATGGAACTTCAACCGTGGATGCACGGTTATGACCCTATAAAGGAAGAAGTTTGTGATATGTATGATGCAGGAATTATTGACCCGACAAAGGTGGCACGCTTGACGCTTGAGAACGCTACGTCGGTTGCAATTCAATTCCTCAATACTTCATGTGCAATGGCAGCTAGTAATGATGAGAAAGGGAGTTAACCATGAGCCAAAAAACCATTCGGAAAGGCGACATTTGCCGCATCCGGCACAATACTAGCCTACACGGATTTCCGGAAAATACGCTAGTAATAATAAAAGAGTGCTGTCCTCGTAGGGCGGAGTTCCCACACCTATTTAAAGCCGCCACAGCGAAAGAGTGGTGGTGGGTGGATATTGCTGATATTACCTTGTTTGAACGAGGCAATTATGATGAAGACGATTGGTAAATTAAAGCCCGTGCAATGCGCACGGGCACAATATTAAAAATATGGATGCTCACATTTTACACGTTGTTTTCTTTGCCACGGTGATAGCTTTAGGGGGCTTGTTAATGTGGTGGAAAAAGAATAGAAAGAGATTTGCTTGCAGGCGAATGAGAAAGCATTTGTTGAAACACCCGTCAAACGGTATTCCATCAGATTACCTGTTAAATGCTTTAGAAAGGGAATTTAAAGGAATAACCTTTCAGGAGTATTCCTTTGGGGTATTCATTTATAACGAAATGGGTGGAAACATTGCATATTTATGCTGTAAAGATGGAATTTTGAGCGGTACGGCTTCAACGGATAAAATGCCTTGTTTGGCAAAATTTGTTGAAGAATTTAAAGGGAAACCAGAATGGCAGGCAGTGTCGTCCCTAATGAAGTGCGGCTGTTATTGTACAAAATGATATGACAGAAGAAAAAAGACTGATACAGGAAGAAGACATTGAGCGCATTATGCACAATGCGCCTGACTATATATTGGATGCTACTGATGAGATAAAGGATTTATGGGTGGCGTCTGAATGGGCTAAGGAAGAGCGTGACTTGACCCCTAAACGTTATTACGAAGTAGTGTTGTTTGAGGGTGAAGACAAAGAAAAACGTATTGAAATAGACTTCCAGCAAACAGTTAATCCAGGGACTATTGTAAAGGCGGCAGGCGGAAGTGTTACTGACGTGCGTAGTGTTAATGCAAAACGATTGCAGTACCTAAAATACGAACGTGAGTACCAACGTTTAGTCAAGGAGCTAAACAAGGCTATCGGCAAAAGAACTCACCGCCCTCGTAATATAGTGGATTATACGGGGAATATTTTGGAGCTATTTGGCAAGTTTTACACTATTGCGGACGTTGCCAAGATAATGGCGAAAGAATACCGTATAAAGATACCTGAAGACGAATTAAAGAAGTTCTATGTTGAACACCGTGATTTAGTTACTCGCAGACGGGCTGAATACGTATTGCAGAACAAAGACTTTCGGGTAGCCACTGAAACAGGGCGTCTGGAAGTGCTGAACCAGATGCTAGTAGAGGTTGAAATAAAGAACCGAGCGTGTGGTGGTAGCAATGTAGACTATTGTAACCTGATACTTCGCATTATTGAGCAGGCACGCAAAGAAGTTAAGGGGAACGAAATAAAGATGACCGTAGATGGCAAGATAGACATTAATGCGACCATACAGGCAGAAACGAATGTTATGTCGGTGATGAAGCAAATGTCCATCAATGCGCTTGTCATTGGTCTTACAGCCGCAAAAGCGGGGCTGAATCCAGCCGTTCTTATCGCACAACTTGCTAACAGTTGGTATTCACAGTTTAACGGGTTTAATGGCAACGTCATGGACGGTGTACAGGTGCAGCTCCCATCCGCACTTATCAAACAGTACGATTGGGGTGCAATGGAAAAACAGAGCAAACAGTTTGTGAACGATTTTACCCCGATAGCGGAAATTATAGAAGAGCCCGAAGAAGTTGCAAATAACGAGGCAGAAAATACCCGTAAGAGGCTCTTAGAGCAATTAAAGAACATGAGGCGGGCGAAACATACCGAAGACGGGAAAGCGAACGTTATTACACCTGACAGCCCTGATATGGAATTGCGTGATACGGGTGTAGTGTTGGCGGCTGAACCTGTTGACGAGGAAGAACCTACACAGGAATTTGAAATTGATTACAATGCACGCAAACAGAAGAAGGGAATGCGTATAAAAGGTAAGATAAAAGAGAGTGTAGCACGTCATAAGGCGAAAGCCGAGGCAGAAGAGGCAGACTTAACGGCTGCCGAATTAGCTGCAAGGCAGAGACGCAAAGAAAGACGGGCGGCTCGTAAAAAGAAATAATAGAAAGACGGGTATAGTGCCCGTCTAATTAAATATCAAAATTATGAAGAAAGATTTTCTTAATGTTTCTCCTGATACGGGGGGGGTAGCGGAACGGTAACGGTCACCGCTGACCCTAATTTAAGTGCAACGGCTCGTTCTACAACGTTGAATTTCAATTCGGCTGGACAGGTGTTGAAAGCCGTTACAGCAAATCAAATGGGGATGCCGTATTTCCATTATCCAGTTTTTAACTATCGTTTGGAACAAAAAACTGCTCTAGACCCTTGTACGGGAACTGTAACAGCTACTAATTTTTGGCAAAATGATTTAGGTTATTTAAATTTTTCGCTGGATGCAACTTTTACAGGGTGCAATGAACAGAACAGCACGTTCAATGTCGGAACGCAAATTTGGATTTCTAATACGTTGTTAACGAACGACCGTTCCCTTTATGTAGAATACCGTGAAAACGGAAATGGTAATTGGTACGACGAACCAATGGATTATATTGGAACTGAAAACGGATACACGCATTTCAATTGGGCACAAGGGGCGTATGATTTAGCTAGTTTCCCAACCGTGTTTCAGTGGCGGGTATTTATTGCTGATAACACTGGAGGCGGTAATAGAATACCAATTATGTCCTTCGGGTTAAACAAAAGGTTATCATAAATAAAAGGGGAGCCAAATGGCTCCCCGATTTGTTTACCGCATTTCGTTATAACTACGGTTCATCCACGCTTCTTTTTCCATGCTTTCAATCATGTCCTCAAGGAAATTTAAGGTTCCTTGGTCAGCGGGTGGCACTTGGTCATGAATTTCACGGATGCGTCTAATTACCGTGTCCCAGTCGGCAGAAATAATTTTCCACATTTCCATGTCCGTCGGGAGTGGCTGAGACATTTCAAACTCCTGAATGTGGTTTGCCTGTAACATAGCTTCCATACTACCGAGCGGTCTGCCACCTAAAGCCCGCACACGTTCAGCAACGTCATCAACACGTTCAATTTCGGCTTCATAAAGTTTCAGCATAGCTTCGTGATAGCTGCCAAAAGAAGAACCAATAACGTTCCAATGGAACTGCCATGTTTTTAGCAACAGGGTAAAGTGGTCGGCTAATAAGCCGTTCAGCAGGACAAGACTTTTAGCTATGTCCTCTGATGTTAATCCAATGTTTACTTTCATAATGTACATTTTAAAAAGTTGATGTATATACGCCACAAAGGTAGTCAAAAGAAAATTATTAGAAAAATCTTAGAAAAAGTCCGGTGAAGTCTTGTTATTTCAAAAATTATGACTACCTTTGTAGTGTCAATAAACAATAACTCATTAAAAATTCAAAATTATGGCAACAACAGTAAATAACAAAAGAACTTTCGCAAAAGACATTGCAACTATTAGCACAGCTTTAGACGGCATAGTAGAATTTCAAAGTATTGAATTTAGCCAAATACTTATTACGGAACATGGGCAAAGCATTAACGATTTACAGTATGTGAACAAAATACGTGGTATTTACTTTTATACAAGCCGCAGCAAAGTAGAAAATATTGTTTGTGCTTTATGGCGTAATGAAACCCTACCGACTTATGTAGTTTGCGCTGACAGCAAAAACGTTTACGAACTTAAATGATAACCCGTGGGGCGCAAGCCCCGCACAACTTTTGAATTATGGAACATAACAGATGTATGATATGTGGAGCGGTTATTAGCGATAACAATACGGACGGTATTGGTTGGGGCTGTATGGCAAATGTTGTGAAACCCGCTATTAAAGAAACTATGTGGGAAGTGTACGGGTTGGACATTTGGGTGGCAAAAGCCAACAGAATAAAGGAAGCGTTTTTGAACGCTTATGCAGGCGTAAAATTCCGTAATGAATTTAAACGGGGGTTTTACGAAAGTATGGCGAAAGCCGAAAGGGTGAGCAAGAAACAACTGGAAATTATGAACCAGATGTTGGACGATAAATGTGTTTTGCTGGACTTTAAAGACATTTTTGAACGTTACGAGGGAATGGCACAGAGTAGCGAATGTAAAGCCCAATTTCAGGCTAATATTGCGAAATACAAGAAGATTTATTTAAGTGGACGTAAAAATAAAACGGAGGAATAATTATGAAGCCAACTGTTGAGAATTTTCAGGTTATTAATTCAACGAGCACAGAATTGGAAGTTGAATTAACCCCAACGATACGTTTGCAGTGCCTACGTCATTCTAATCGCAGGACGGGTTCTTCGGTTTGGGAAGCTCGCTTGTACCAATTTGGGAAGTGGAGGGTGTTTAACAACCCGTTTGACCGCAAAGATTATGAGGTGGTTGAAAAATGGGGGAAGATAAAGGCAAACGCTTTTCGGGGCGTGATTATTGCCAAAAGTTATTCCTACAAAAAGGATATTATAAGTGCTTTAAATAGCGTACCACTAAAAATAAATTGATTGAATATGGCAAAGAAACAGAAAAGAGCGTTGTTAGCCGCTGAAATAGCACAGCTATGCACCAATAAAGGGTATAACAGTTTTAGTGATTATATTCCGATTGCACCTAATAAATGGGGTGCGACACATGTTGATTTTGTGGATAACCTGAATGGATATACATGGCTTTATTTGCGTAAATTAGAGAAACGGTTTGGCATTAAACATTATACCACCGTAGTAGAATATACTAAGCTGAACGCAGACGATAAACGTTTGGTTGAGGCTTTAATTAGGGAAGCACCTGATAAAGAAACTAAATAAAAGAAGATTATGTATTTTAAGAAAAATTTGTGGCAAAGAATTAAGTTTGCCTTTAAAACATTGTTAAGCGACGCACCGCTTGAAGAAATGTACACAACCGGATACAAAGCCGGAGTGGACGAAGTGATTAACGATTATCGTTTGTTGAAAGAAAAGTTGGTTCCGATACTGACAGAGCTAGCCACACCACCGCAAAAGTTGGATGATAATTTTATCACGTATCCGGATATGTCGGTACGGCAACTAAGTTTCTTTAATGTTGAGCACCCTGTCCCACGATTTTTGCATAATGACATTGACAGCCCTTATCCAATAGAAAGGACAACAGTGGAGAGGGTTATATACACAGCGAATCAAGTGCAAGTAACAGCAATGTCAGACCCGATGGTTAAACAGTTGCAGGGTGACGCCCGTTATGCTAAGTATTTGGAACATGAGCAACACAATGCAGCTCAACGACTAGGGGAATACCTGTTGAAGAATGGGTTTATTAGGGCGACCCGATTGGCTAGTACAAATCCCCATGACATGAGAGTTATGTACTGGACATTAACTTATACTAAGTTGCAGTAAAACAAATCTATGAATAAGCCGGAAAATTTTCCGGCTTTTCTTTTACAGTTTAAATTAAAGTTATTATATTTGCGGTGTCAATAAAAACTTAATAGTTATGTCAACAGAAAATTTAGTACCCGCAGCAATACTCTTAAAGATTAAGAAGTTGCAAGAACTAGCCTTGAGAGGCGTAGGTGGTGAGGCGCAAAATGCTCAAAGAGTTTTAGAAGCCTTGTGTGAAAAATATGGTTTAACCCTTGAGGATTTAGACCAAGATGCAAAAGTAACTTATGAATTTCCACTACGAGCTTCTATTCGTTCGCTGTTTGTTAATTGTTTTACGTACATGTTTGGGGCGAATACCCGCTTTAAAGAAGACTACACCGTTTATCGTAATAGCGGTACAAAGAAAATTTGGGCTGAATTAAACTTGACGCCTAGTGAATATATAGAATTTTCACAGTTCTGGGAATGGCACAAACATAACTTTCTTAAAGAACGTGCCGCCATGCGTGAAGCATTTAAGCAAGCCTATTGTGAAAAGCATCATTTGTTTACAAATGATTTTGCCGACGATATACGTGAGGAACTGGACAACCGTAAAGAACCCACTATGGAAGAAATATTGGCGGTTAAGGCACTCGCAATGACACTCAAAGATAACACCTATCACAAACAGATTGGGAATAGTACAAACGCTTATAACGAGGAGGACGAAGAATGATGACTACAAAAGAGCGTGACTTCCATTTAGTACAAAAGGCTTTAGGTGGAGACAGTAAAGCATGTGAAACAATATACAACAGGTTTAACAGGTCGGTGAATTACCAGATAGGCAAAATAGTGATGGACACCGAAATAGCCTTAGACCTTACAATGGAAACATTTGAAAAGATATTTACCCGTTTACACCGCTATCAGCCGGATTACTGTTTAAGTACATGGGTGAGCCGGATAGCCACTAACACCGCATTAGATTACACCCGAAAAGTAAGGCGGGTCACAGTTGTAAGCATAGAAGCAAGCATAGAGAATGAGGACGGGGCAGATATACAGGTGATGGACGACGAGCCAACTCCCGATGAGCGTATAATCTTAACACAGAAGATGACCTACCTTACAGGGCTGATGCGCTACATGCAGCCGAATGAATGTAGGCTGTTGCAACTGTATTACGTGAACGACATGGGTTATACCGAAATAGCTGACGAAATGGATATTTCGGTGCGTGTGGTTAGGCAGTATATCAGGGATGCACGTAATAAGTTACGCAAGCTGACGCAGGAGATAAGTATGCGTGAAGTATTAACCAAAGAACAAAGAAGATATGAAAAAGAATTACAGAGCCAAATTTCAGGGCGAGTTTGACGTCATTCAGCTAACTAAAGACAATTATGATGAGGTAGTGGCTTTTATCAAACAAGCTGATAAACATGTAGTATTTGATAAAGAATTTTGTGAACGCTCCACTCCCTACATAGAATTTATACATGAATGTGGAGGAGTGTACGGTGTAGAGCTAGGTGATTATATATTTACCACTTCTGATGGAGAGCTGCATATAATGTCCAAGGAAAAATTTGAGAGTACCTATGAAGAAATATAAGTGGGTGCAATGGGCTATTTGCTTTATCATCGGGCACGATGTAGAGTGGGTAATTGAGCACCGATTGCGGTACGGGCATATCAGCCTGAACCGCAAAGGTGGTAAAAAGCGCAACCAATCCCGATGGGTGGCTGGAGCATATAAAAAGTGTTCACGATGCGGAAAGAAACTTAGTAACTTTGAAAGAATTTGGGGCGGATGGAACTAATAGAAAAAGATAATATGATTACAGCATGGGGCACGAAAGATGGCGTAGCCACTGTAATAGGCGTGGACTTTGGGCATAAGAACGATTATGCTGTTAAGACGGTGCTAAAGAAGCATCCTGATGGAAGGTTTGAAGTTGTAAGTTCTGAACCTATTGGGCGGACAATTGACTTTAACGACCCCGCCCGCAGGCAGAAAGTTATTGACGAAATTAGAAACTTTAAATTATAGAAAAATGGAAAAATTGATTTTATTTGTATTGATTGGATTAGTGCTTGTTTGGGCGTGTTACAAAATGTATTTTAAAGTGCGTTTTGAGTATTTGTTGCGTGAAATGAGTAAGTACCAAAAGAGAAAATTACAAGTAGGTAAGAGAGTATATTTGGTGTATTATGTGCCATTAGTTCCAGATTTATGTGATAGTCGGGTGGTTGCCCAAATGGTGGATGAAAAGGATTGGGGAATATTTTGTCAACCAGATTGTGAAGCAATTGAGTTGTACATACAGGCGAATCCTAATTTACGAGTATTTAATATTCCGACGGTACTGTTCAATCCCGATAATGTGAAATTAAACTTTAGAGCTATTTACAAAGTAATACGAGTAAAATGAAAACAGAGGTAACAAGAACGGTTGTAACATTGGTTGAGGTACATACCCGTGAAACAGGTGACGCCACTGTAAAGGGTGTGAGCAAAGTATCTGATGATTCCACATTGTCAAGAAAGGTATGGATTAATGGGGAAGAGGTGTATGCTGAACAGTACCCGACACGTTGCATAGACAAATTTGCGCAGCCAGAACTCCAAGCGTTTGTAGAAATGTTGAGTAAGTATGAAGTACCACGCAAAAGGAGCGTGTACCTATCTACGGGCTTCTATAAGACATTATGTATAGTCTTTGCGTGTATTTGGTTGGTTACGTTATTATTCTTTCTATATAGACTTAATTTGAGCTCATGAGAAAACAATTGCCACCACCCCCGCCAAAGCCAAGAGAGGGGCAGACAAGAGTAAGAAGTTGGTTTGCTTGGCGACCCGTAACGATTAGTTACGAACAACGTTGGTTGGAAAAAGTAACTGTATTAGAAGTGTGCCGTTACCACAGTCTTCCACATATTGGGGAAGTGCCTGAGTGGGACAAAGTTAAATTTATAGATGAATAAATATGGCGAAAAATGTTTTCTATTTATTGGCTATAATGTTCGTGAATGAATACGGCAAAGTAGGACATCAGAATGTATATGTGAACGTCAAAGGAAGTGAGTTTATATTATCAGAGGTTGTTGCCCGTCTTTGTCAGGATTATGGCTTTCAAAAAGTAACCGTTTTGTATAGAACAGAAGCAACGGAAACGGAGTTCTGGGCAAATCGTACCGCCAATAAAGAGTTATGTTGTTTTGTTTATCCAAATAAAACGGAGGATATATGTTTTTAGATGTAAACAGAAGAGAAATACAGCTAGGCGATAGAATAGCTGATGTGAGTGGTGAATGGTATGCGGATGACGAAACGCCCGTAGTGGAAAGCGAGGGTGATGAGTTGTGTATTTATGTGGACGGGACTACGATTTACCTGTCTGAAATAGAAACTGAGAAAATATGTTTAATAGTGGATTAATATGGAAATACAAGAAGTGACATTGAATATTCCACTGCAATATAAGGCGGTGCAGTATTGTGAAGGGCATTTTGATGAGTTGCGTGAATGGGTAGAAAAAGAAAGTCTTGGAATTTTACAAGTGATGTTCACCCGTAGTACAACTCCAGGGAAACCGTTTGTGTATATTTATGATACACAGAGGGACAGATGTGTGCCTGTTGAGGCTGAGGATTGGGTATTGCTACCTATTACGACCTCGCATGGGGTATATCCGACTTATCATGTAGTAGTGGATGAACTGTTCAGAAAGATGTTTGTTGAACCAACCGCTAATAATGAAGAGCGTGAAATGTGTATTGCTGATGCGTTGCAGATATGCGACGGAGGAATACCTATCAGAAGAAAAAGTTGGGGTGCAAATGAAGACGGATTTAATGCGTTCGTTATGTTGCTGAACGTACATGTGGCTTCACATCTTCCAGAAAGATTTAGAGCAGCCGTACAGTTTGACGGGCGTAGCCGTGAAATTACAACGGAGAAACAATACCTGTTGGTTACTCCAAGATTTATAAATGATTTGGACATAAATTGGCACGCTACTCCATACGTACCAACATGGAGGGATATACGGGCGAATGATTGGGTAGTGGCTTATAAAAAGAAAGATTAGTATTATGACAGAAAAAGAAACACAGGAGAGCATATTGCATCTTCCTATTCCGCAAGAGGCGGTAAATGTAATATTAGAACCAAACCGTCAACAGGACGTCTATTTGGTTGTGAAATTGGGCGGGGGTGAAAACCGTGCTGTGACGTATGTGGCAGCAGCCAAAGAGAACCCTGATGAGGTACTAAGACAGATGAAGAGCACACTGAATAAACCAAAGGGAAGCATATTTGCAGCCATACAGCAGCTCGGTAAGTTGTTTGAGAAGTACTTTGGTACAAGGGTGCGAGGAGAGAATGATGGGGTGGCAGATTGATGAATATTGGTATATGAGTGATGCGATTTTCATCATCTGGGGATTGGCGGGGCTAGCGTATATCCTCCTCGTGTGTCTGATAGTTTTAGCACTGTTCAATAAAAGAATGGCGGGGGGGAAAATGCTCCCCGTTCTGATAGACTGGCTGTTTGTAATGGGTACTTTACTTGCATTCGTAGGGTTCTTTGCGTGGCAGCTTATAAGGTAATCGACGGTGGATATAGGTGGTCTACGAAAATTGAAATTGTAAATTCGAGTGGGATGTCAGTAGGGGTGATTTGGACGTGATAGAGCCGAATCGCTCCTATTGATGTCTTAAAGAAAAAGGCAGGGTGGATACATCGTAATCGTCTGACAGTTAAAATTGTAGGTACTCAAAAAGAAATAAGGGGCAGGCACATAATCAGTGATGAATAATAGGGAGTAGCATAGGTAGAGGACATATAGTAGGTAGTATAGAGGGTGGATAGGTACAGGGGGTGGAGGAATAGGTAGGTGATAGGAGATATAGAGAGTGGTTGAGGGTGTGCGGGGGTTGGTTTAGAGGGGGTGTGGTTGAGTGCGAGGGATGGTTCGGGGTTGGTGGGTTGGGTGGTTATATAGTGGTTCCAGGAGTTTTGAGGCGAAATTCCCGCCCGCATCAATATCCCTGAAGACCGAGGGCTGTCGTGTGGAGCAGGTGTTTATATCCCGAGTTTCACACCCTGTTCCTAATATAGTAATTTATATTTACCAAAACCCGACAAATCCCGGAGTAAGGGCAACAAAAAGATTTACAAATGACATGGTTTGTCTCCTACGAAAACCGAGTAAAACCGAAGCACGAAAACAACCTGTAAAAGTGAGAAAATGGACAAATCTTAAGAATATTCTAAGAATTTCCCCGAGCACTCCTTGGATATTCAAATAAAAAGACTACCTTTGTAACATCAAAATCAATAAAACGTTTAAGACTATGTTAACAAAAGAACAGTACATCGCAAAAGAAATTGAACTTACAGCCGCTTACGAGGCTGCCGATAAAGCCTTTGATAAGAACCCCTGCAAAGAAACAGCAACAGCACTCTCTAACAGTCGTCAGGCTTTAAAAACGTTGCGTGCCGAGGGTTATGTAGGGCGTGACCGTGAATTAAGCCGCCAACTTGCTAAGGACGTGGCACAGGTGTTTAATTATGCAGCCGGAAGAACTAACGAATTACCAACAGTATTTAAATAATAGGAGGAAACAGATATGGCAACTAGAGACGAATTAGTAGCAATGAACAGTAAGCAATTAGAAGAAATTTGTGGGTTAATACAAAAAGAGTGCCCGCTCGCAAAACAAGTACGGTACAGTTGCACCAACTTTTACCCGAACGTGTGTTTTGTAGTGGTGGACGCCTTGAACCCGCAGGACTACCCGAATGGTATTGGCGATAACAGCATTTTCTTGATGTTCCGTGTGGATTTTGAGGCAAAGACGGTGGAGTACAAGCGTAGCGGACATATCTACCTGTCAGAAAAAGATAAGCGTGAAAACCCGAAGCTCCGCTATTTGGCGATGAACAGCATGGTTGAGATAGCTACACGAGCAGGCGTGAAAAAGATGCGTAGAAGCCAACACAAAGACAACGCAACGTCGGCTCACAAGATGGCTACCTACTTTAATGAGGTGATGGAAAAGGTGGTGAATTATACTGATGGCTACCCGTACAAACAGGGTGTTGAAAAATAATTTTGAGTTTTATTGATGAATTTATAGGGGCAGGTCTTGGATATTCCAGATTTTGCCCCTATATTTGTACCATCAAATTAAATCAATAACAATTAAAACTCAATTATTATGGCAGAGAAAATTTACAACTTCATTTGCGGACGGTTCGGTAGCCGCATACTAAAACCTCGTTACCGTAACGTGTGGATAAAGTTTTGGGCGAGTGTTATTATAAGCCTGTTCCTATTGGTATTGTACTTCATTGTACAGGCGTGGAGCGTTGTGGTTGAGTGTTTAAACAGAGTTATTTGGAACTATTAAAATTAGGTACTATGGCAAAAGAATTTAAAAATGGTGAACGGGTGGAATTTCGCCCGTGGGAAACTGCCCCTGCAAAAGACAGGGTAACGGGCGAAATTGTTGGTGGCGTGGTTGAGGGTGAATATTACATGATGCTCCCGGATTGGGCAAAACGTAAAGGAGAACTCACTAACCTTAAGAAAATTCATTGGTCACAACTTTATTCTATTTAATATGGCGGTAGTTAGTGCCTATATAGGCAAAACAAGTGAAAGCGGACGGGCGACAATGTATAATGTCGCCTTTCGTTATAATGGGCGTGACTATTTGCAGAACGTTTGGGTTCCGAAGTCAGCCGTCTATTATTACAGGGCGAGCACCTGTAAATTGAGCGTTGATGATTGGGTACTCAAAAAGGTCGTGGAGCTAGCCGTGGCAAACCCTAATAAACCGTTCGTAGACCGAGGAGCATTGCTGAACGGTGTAGAATGGTAGTATAATAACCAAACTAATAAATAAGAATTATGATGGTAAATTTAAACAGCGTGCCCGAGCGCACGTGGGTACGAGTAATACAAGCATGTGACGAACAGTGGGTGCATCGTTCAGCGTGTGGTCGCTACCTGTTAAGAAGACAACGGGTGTACACTCCTGGACATGACTACCAAATCCACATCCGACCCCTGTTGGGTGGTGGCAGCATGGGGGTGAGGAACTGTTACCTACGTGCGAACGAGGATAACTGTTGGGAGATAACCGTTTGCGACGATTTACGGCACGGACGCCTCGTAACGGTGCATACTTATCACCCGAACGCCTTAAACGTTATGTTGACCACTTTAGAGCGTGATACGATATACTTTAAGAGCCTACGTACACATGAGCCAACTCCAGACGCTCGCAGGGAACTGGAAGAACGCTTTGCGAACTATGTTATCAACGAAATCTTTGGATGACCCTCTACATGGGACTTGCAAGCATAAAATCAAAATATTTTGAAGAATTTCCGGATAAACTCTTGCACAATTCAATTGAAGTAACTACATTTGCAATGTCAAATTAATTCAATAAACAATTTAAAATTCAATAGTTATGAAAGCAACAGTAAACAATTCCGCAAATTTCGTGATTAACAACGATATGTTGAACGAAACAAAATGTCTGAAGTATGTAAGCAAACCAACTATGTTGGAAGAAATTGTTAATATACAGGTAGCACTCGCCAAGCTAAACAGCAACTACACGCCACGCCAATACACTGAAAAGAACAGCAAAAAGGAACTGTTTGAGGGTTATGGACGCCTCGTTACCATTTACAAGGAGCTAAGCGAAAAGCGTGAAGCCGAGATTGCTAAGAATGTAGCAACTTGTATTAAGACGGCTGACGTATTGGCAGAGGAGGCACGTGCAAAGGCTGAGGCTGAAGCCGCTAAGAAAGCTGAAGAAGAGGCTAAACGGGCGAAAAAGGCTGCAAAGGTAGCCAAGCCAGAGGCAGAACCGAAAGCCGCTAAAAAGAGCCCCAAAGAGAACGTAAACACTGATAAAAAGGCACGTCGCGGGGATGCTCAAGAACGGTTGGATAAATATACGGCTGAACTTAAAGAAAAAGAAGCCATTGCCGAACCCTCTAAAGAGGTTAAACACCGCATTGCGAGCCTGAAACGTAAAATAGCTCGTGCCGAAAAGGCTCTGGGCAACGTAACAGTTACTAACGAATAATCTACTTGACATGGGAACAACAGCAAAGAGCCCCGAAATTGGGGCTCGTTATTATAGAGTGTACGTGTTAAACAGTGACGGAACCCGTTTTAAGACACTGGACAAGGTATATCGCAAGTCAGCTCAAGCGGCTGCAAATAAAGCCGCCAGAATTGTAGCCGCTAACGACCGTAACATTACCGCTGAAGCATTGTTGTGTCGTGTGTACTGTATGCCGAGCGGGCGACATAGCGGTTTGTATTATGGAAAGACAGGAATTAAAAATAAGGAGAAATAGATTATGGCAAAGAAAAAGGAAAAGAAAGGGTTTACGCCCGAACTTCACGAGTTATTTGATACCCTTTATGCGAAACTTCGTGAATATGGACAGTGTTGCGCATTTATCGCTATTTGTGACAACAAAAACGAAATCACCAAACGTATTGGAATTATTGATGAGGTAACACATCAAGAAGAGGGTGGAGTTGTATTGCCTGACATAGCTATTGCGAACGCTATGGGTGGGGATAGCCCACAGGATATCGCTGGACGGCACTTGGTATATAATGCGGTTCTGTCGTACTTACACGAATACCCCGATGAGATACCTGAATTTTGTAAAAATTTACAGGCAATGCTCTCAGATTTGTTGGAAGACCCTGATGAAGATGATGGGGCTGACACTCCAGTAGAGGCAGAAATCCCTATTATCATTCCCGCTAAGCCCAATCCTCATGGAGACTGCTAATAAAATGCACCTGCTCGTCACTACGGTGTCAAGACGGGTGGCTGCACAGTACTTCGTAGAACGTAAAATACCGTTCAGTGTGTCTTATGGCGTTAACCCTATGGGCGAGCAAGTCATTATATTCACTGTTGAGGCTGACAGTTTTAACGATATTTGCGAATTTAACGACATGATACTTGAGGTACAAGGATACCTCGCTTCTTATGATGTTACACCTTTTATACACTTACAATCATGATTTACGGACTTTATTTAGCTTATAGTAAATGGGAAGTACTACCCGATGAAGAATGTGCTGACCCTACGGTTCCTCGTTATCCCGCTTCTGTTGCTCGTGTACGAGCGTATAACAACAAACGTGACCAGATGGAAGCGTATGCGAATACAATGTGCCCCGCCTCACAGACGTTTGAGGCTGAAACTAAAGAAGAATTTGACGCCAAAGTCGCAGAGTTTAAAAAGAATTTTTGAGGACGAGGCGTGGCTAGCTGAAAACATTGACCCGTACCTGTAATTATGAAAAAGATGTGGAAATATTATATTCCTATTGTTGGGATAGGTATTATGTTCAGCAACTGGACAAAGTTTTCCGAAAACGACCCTACGGGTATTCATTGGGCGATGACTGCATTTTGGCAGTCTATCTGGACAACTGTTATATTAATAATTTTGTTATTTGAGCCATGAAACCAATAAAGATAATAAGAGTAAAGATGCACGCTGCAACTCGTAAAAGACGTCTAGTTAACCGTTTGATTCGCAAGGTAAACAAACTAACAGCCGAGGCGCAATATTGGCGCAAACGAGCTAAGAAGCTAGCTAGCGGGGCGATAGAGGTTGAGGATGATACACCACCTACTAATAAATCGGTATGGCAGAACCCGCCTGACACTATGCGAAGAAACCTGTTGGTCTGTATGATTAATAACATATCGGGGGAAAGGCTGTATCAGGTAGTACGCAACGTGTCACTTACCCGAATTTTAATAGACGTTGCCAGCCCTGTCCCAAGATGTATTATTTCATTTGAATGGAATGGCACTATGTACGTGAGTGCCACTAAGGACGAAGACTGTAACCCAATTTATCGCCTAGAAATTTAGGTCAATTGTTAAATCTTAGGAATTTCCCGGAAATATTTCCGGGATTTCTTGTTTATATAAATCCCTCCCACTATATTTGCGCTGTCAATCAATAAAAACTTACAGTCATGAAGATAACAGACATTACCCTAGAAATACGTACCGAGGACGGTCAGAGTCACTTGGTAGTCTTTGACAAATGGGATTTCGCTCCTGACGGTGCGGTGGTGCTAGCTGGACAACTCGTACGTGAAAAATGGCGTGCCATATTTGGCGATAGTAGTCAATTACAGGACGGACAAATACGCTCGGTCATGGATTGTAGTGCGTTGGTGCGTTTTTACTATAATGACGCCATGCGAACAGCCGCTATCACGCATATTACGAACAAGGCGTTTCGCATCATTAACAACGATTTGGGTGTGACATGGATACCGAAGAACATACTACGTTGGAGCCGAGTAGCGCAACAGTTCGTAGTCGTGGATGAAACCTATAAGCCGGACTTTACGATGGTAGTGGCAGAGGGTATGGACGAATATCCAACCGAGTTTGATGCTCACGATGAACTTATTGACGCATTGGACACGCCCGTAACTATACCAACAGATGATAATATTACTAACGATAACGAGGAGAACCAATTATGAGAACAAGAATTTTGATAGGTCTGTTTACAGTCCTGATGCTTGGTGCAAGTTGTACCACGGCACAAAACAGTAAGGAAACGTTTTACGACAAAGTGCTGTCCCTAAATTTGGACGATGAAATGTTGCGTGATGACGGGACAACTCTTAAGATTGCCAAACTCGCACCACAACAGTTTCGGCTGAGAGTGTGCAAGGGTGACAAACTATTATTTGTCACATGGGTGGAATTGCGAGCGGTGGAAAATACCATAAATAACAGGGTTTTCCAAAATAAATTCGGTATGCTTGACGCTTATACTGCTCCAGTGGTCTACATTTACACAGGAGAAGCCGTGCAATTCATGGGCGGTGACAAAAGCGTGAAGACGACATTAATTAGCTCCATACGGCTGGAAAACTATGTGACACGTGATACGCCTTGCATAGAGCAGCAAGACGGATGTGGTAACTGCATTTTCGTTGACAACCGCCCGTTTAACCACCCAGAAGAGAAAGGTCAGGTTTCCTATTTATTCCCCTTAAATCAGTAGATTATGTGGATACTTATAAATAACCGACCCGTGTGCGTTTTTGACATCAAGAATGTAACAGTGATAATGAAATTAACACCCGAAGTATTTTATGAGGATAATAGGGTGCGAGGTGGGTGCGTAATAGGTGAATTGTCAGTTCTTTTTCAAGATGCTTATAAACTGTATCGTAAGGAAGTGGAACGTACACTGTCATTAATTACGGAAGAAGACCGCAAAAATCCCAGAAGTAATGCGATTATTAAGGCTTATGACAGAGCATTGATGGGGAATGGGCACATATTCGGGTGGTACTTTGCAATTCAGACGCCTAAAGAGACAATTTATTCCTCTTTGTACCCGAGCGAGGAATATGCTGCACAAATAAGAGACGGGCTGTTGCGTACGATAAATCAGATAACGGCTGAATTACCTAAAGTAACGATATGATGAACAACTTGGATTTCAAAGGACGGCTGCGAGCTGTCTGGTGGATGACGTGGCGCATAGTTGTTCTTGCTTCATTTATCATACTAATCAATAAGGCGTGTATTGGAACGCAATGCAGCAAACCAATAGTTACCCCGACTGACAGTGTGAACGTCGCTACAACGCTCCAAGATAGTGTGTACGGGGCGATATACGCTTTGCGAATACAGCATCCAGACATTGTGATGGCGCAGTGCATTGAAGAAAGCGGGCACTTTACGAGCCGTCTATTTATAAACGGACATAACTGCACCGGAATGAAAGTACCCTCTACCCGCCCGACGCTTGCTGTTGGGGTACTGTACGGGCACGCCTGTTTCAATAGTTGGTACGAATGTCTTGTGGATTATGCACTTTGGCAGAGTACATTTGCCCGACGGCTCACAAAGGACGAATATTTCGCCTATTTAGACAGAGTTTATGCGGAGAAGAAAGGTTATAGTGGTCGTCTTAAAGCGATAATTCAGTCACGAGGACTGTAACCTGACTCCGGAGAAATCACGTATCTTCAACATCAACAAATAATTTCGTATGGAAACAAGAATTAAAACAGCCTTGGACGGCTTTCGTAAATCAGTGCTTGACGCACACGGTATGGACTTCCTAATTGTGGGTTCACTCGCTCTTCACGAGTTGGGTATGGAAACAGGTGAACCTCACGATATCGACATGGAAGTCAAATGTACACCTGAACAGGAACAGAGTATCTTCAAGTTACTGTCGGACTCTCAGAAGAACACGATGTATCAGATGAAGGAGAAGGGGGATTATCACTCCAACGCTGAACGTCGTATGGACAAAGTGACGTGGACGCATAAGCCGTATCTCTTTCAGTGGGGAGACGTCATCATCAACGTATGGGTGGTGAGTGAGTTCAGTCATGAGTATGTTACACTCGACAGCGGAATCAAGTTCGCAAAGGTGATGTCTGTCATTCGTAAGAAGATAGCGTATCAGCGCAACAAAGACCGAGCGTTCCTAATCAATCTCGCATATCGCTTCCTTGGAATGGTGGGCGCAAACGGGAAGAATTTATCCGCTGTATTCAATCCTGATTACCGATAATCCGGGAGTCCAAAGGGAATGATAAAAACTATCAACCGAAAAACGACGTTATTATAACACGTTTGAAAATAGAAACATTTTATTCACTAAATTTAAAAAGAAATGAGAAAGTCAGAATTCGTGGCAGCAGTTGCCAAAGAGGCTGGTTTGAGCCAAAGAGATTGCGAAAAGGTGGTGGATGCGATGACCCCTGTTATTGTTACCGAATGTGTTGAAAACGGTGGTGAAATCAGCCTGCCATTCGGTAAATTCAAACAGAAAATCAACCCTGCGAAAGTTGGTAACAACCCGTTAACTAACAAACCGCTTGACATCCCGGAAAGTCATACACTTGGCTTCAAGCCGTCAAAGACAATTAAGGTTGTCATTGAACCGAAGAAAGCCGCTAAAAAGAAATAGTATTGTGTTTACATAATACAATTATTTTCATATTTTTATATTCTTAATTTAATTGTTGCCATCTAAAAGTGCGTGAGCATAAGTAGGGTGTTTAATGTTGAAATCATATTTTCGGAGCCGTTGCCCGTGAGGGTTGCGGCTTTTATTTTGAATTTATGTAAAGAATTTCCCGAGTGTTTCCTTGGATATTCCATAAGAACCCGTACATTTGCGTAGTCAATTAAATAAACAACGTCATGAAAGGTAACAGGTACTACGCAAATTTGGACTTTAGCAAACCAATTGGAACTCACCGTTGGGTTGATAACATTAAGTCACGTCGGCAGCTTGCAAAAGTGGCTTTGGTAGCAATGGCTCGCATTCAACAAGCCGAACAGGGAACAATTACTTGTCCCTACGAATTAGCTAGCTCATCCATGAAAGACGGACGCACGCTAATACAAACCATTTACGAGGATGGCTATGTAATGTACAACGATGGATGGTTTATTGTTGAATGTGAGGAAGACGGTTGTTTATATGTTGATGTAACGGGTTTTGCAATGAGAGAAAACCCTGACTACGAAAATATGGAATATATAATGGATGCAGCCTGTAAGGAAGCGCATGAGGCTTATTTGGCTGATTTAAACGAATAATGATATGGACTACAAAGAATTTAGAGCTGAAATGGAAGACTTGGAAGAACAGTACAAGTTGGAAAAGAAACGCATTTTAACCGAGTACGTAATGTCGTGGTGTCCCTATAAAGTTGGGGACTTAGTACGTGACCACATTGGATACGTAAAAATTCTAAGCATCCACCCTATTATCGGCATCTGCAATAAAGTGGATATAATGATGAAAGGTGTGGAATATACCGTTAAGAAAGAACCTAAAAAGAACGGAGTAACTCGTCAGATTTATCACAGTAATATTGAAAGTTATGAGGAAAACACCAAGAAAGAAAACCGCAAGTAAGCCCCAGACAGTTTCTGACAGCGGGCAACCGTGCATTATCTATTCTCCCACAAAAGTAAAAACGGCTACTCATGGAGATTTTTGCCGTAGGTGGTTTGGTGTGGTAGATATGAGCGATGCGATAGGAAAGCATTACGCTCCTATATTGAGCACTCACGGAGAACATTTTGAGTTTCGTATCGCAAGATTTTACAATTTTAGGGACATTAAAACGGAGGAACCCCGTACGATAGTGCGATGCTTGGAAACGGGGGAAGTCTGGATACTCAAACCTAATTGGGCACAATCTTTGACTAGGACTGATGAAAATACTAAACAAACCATCATCCTCATTCCACAGCCTGTTAAAAACTACCGCCAGATATTGGACTTTATGAAACTATTTTACAGTGACGGAGAAACGATGAAACGTTTAATTAGTATCGGGAGAATTAAAGAGATACTGAAATAATACCAAAGATTATGGAAAAAGAATTAAAAACACTGTTGCGCAAGTTGGCAGCCGAATATGAAACAAAAGATTTCATAAACGATGACCCCGTGCGCTTTGTTCACGCCTATGCTGACAAACAGGATATGGAAATCGTAGGGTTCATCGCTTCTTGGTTGGCGTATGGCAATCGCAAGGTTATTGTTTCCACTATACAGGCACTCATCAATGAAATGAACTACCTGTCATCGGGTAGCCCGTTCGTCTTTATAGTGGAACGCAGGTGGGAACAGATGGAGCACCTAAAAGATGCCGTTCTGTACCGCTTCTACAAATGGGGTGATTTCTACGACTTGTGTGAACGCCTGTATGACATTTACCAGAACTACACCACTATGGAACAGGCAGTTTGCAAACAGTACGACGAAATTAAGAACCCTGATTGGGTACAATCAGTGCTTAACTTGTTTCCAGGAGTTAAAGGCGTGCCCAAAGATACGAAGAGTGCCTGTAAGCGGGTTTGTATGTTCATGCGTTGGATGGTGCGGTGGGGCAGCGATGTTGACCTCGGTATATGGTCTTTCATTCCTACTAGCAAACTAATCGTACCACTAGACACTCACGTCGCTCGTATGGCTCGTCAATTGGGTCTTATTACCGTAAAAGGCAATAACATGAGAGCAGCGTACCAATTAACACAGCAATGTCGTCTAGCGTTCCCAAACGACCCCGCAAAAGCTGACTTCGCATTATTCGGATATGGTATAACACATAAATAATATGGAAATAAATGTAAAAGTTTTATCCTATGAGGATAGAGTGCAACTACTAAAACAGTTGATTGACAGTTTCACAGACGTAAAGGTTACGGCTCGTTGTTGTGAGTATGAGTATATCACCTCTGAAGACATTGACGCTGTTGGGGAAAATTCCGTTGAAATAATAACAAACATTTTTACTGGATGAAAGACATGAATTGTACTAACGAAACTATATTCTTGATTATCGCCCTGTTATTTGCAGGCGTGTTTATTGTATTGAGACACCTGTACGCAGAACGTCACCCTCGGTGCATACATTGCGGCAAACGTAGCCGTCGCAAGAATTGGCGACCTGTAAACTATTACAAGAGTAAAAATTCCGGGCATCACATTTGTCCAAAGTGTAACCGCATCAGCAAAATTGAATTTTAGTATGCTTAAAGCTCACAAATTTCACGTAAAATTCACCGTGCATACCATTATGTCAGAGGGCGGTGATGTAACCATGGAAGAGGATTACACACTCTCCTATCGTACGGAAGAATGGGAACCGGAAAGCCCTAACAATCTAAAGTTCTCTAAAACGCACATTCAGGGCGCAACGGGTATAATTGCTAAGGATTTGGGCGTTCATCGCTCACAGATAAGAATAACCGACATTTACAAAGTACATAACAGCTTAATAATAGAGGAATGAAAAGGTTATTGAAATTAATGTTTGGGGATTGGGCTGAAATAAAGCTCGTTCTTTTCGTAGCTATTATTTTATTTATATTGGCTTTAATTTTGGTATGATTATGAACGATGAACTATTAAAGATGCTACCTATGTCAGAAATTGATGCTGACATTCACAGTTCGGTTCCGGGTTATTGGCAACAAACTAAGCGTCCAAGTATTTGGAGTGCGTGGAAGCAAGGGGCACAATGGGAACGTAACAGAGCTAAGAAAGAGGGTGGCTGGATATCAGTAAAGGAAAGCCCGCCTACGACTGACGGTTTGTATTTTACAAAGGGCGGATTGAGAAAGTACAATATTATGTACTTTCGTGATGGCAAGTTTTTCACGCACCGTCACAGTGACACCTACGATAGTGGAATTGAATTTTATAAACCCGTAGAAAATTAATAATTATGGACAAGAAACAAAGAAAAGCAAATCAGAAACTGCAACAGGCGCAGAACTTTGCGGAAAATTTACGAGCGAATCAGAATTTACCTTTAGAGGAAAAGGCACTTAGAACTAAAGTTATCAGCCCCGAAATAGGCAAACACTTGAAATTCGCTATTTTAAAAGAAAATATTTACTTTGATTCCTATTGGGCTCTCCCGACAAAGCGTAGAAACCTACCGTCTTTAAGCGGAAATATCGCCCCATTTATGCGTAAAGGGACTCTTGTGAGTTATGAGCATATCATCAATGATGAATATGTTTTTACGGACAGTAACCACAACATTATCATCGGGAAATGTTGGCAGGCTAAAACCGTAATATCCGAAACCACTTTAACACCGCAGCCATGACAAGAACAGAAAGAAATTTACACATGGGTTCACCCACAAAAGATACACCCACCGGAACGTTGACTTATAGTGAGGCTTATGCACTTGCTCAAAAGGGCGCAAAGATAACTCACCGTTTTATGGCAGCTAACGAATGGATGACCGTATTGCCGAATGGGCGCATTTGTTTTGAGGACGGATGTGAACAAACTGTTGTGGAGTTTTGGGCGGTGCGTCGTGGTCAAACAGGATGGACAGACGGTTGGAGCGTATTTAACGAAGCCAAATAGTGAGGAAAGTGCACGCTTCACTATAAGGGTGAATTATTAATAACTAAATTTTAGTAAAATGAAGAAAGACTTTATTACAGTCCTTCCCGATTCGGGGGGGGGGCGACGCACAGGTTCAAGTAACCGCTGACGTCAACCCGAGTTTTGCAAGTCGCGAAACCACTATCAATTTTAATGCCAACGGGCAAGTCATGAAGAGCGTTAAGGCTGTTCAGGACGGTATGCCGTTTATTGTTCAAATGGGAATGGGATGTACAGGGGGTAAAAATTTGCAAATAAGAGAATTTGGTTTAATTGGAAGAAATTCTTCTTTCCCTCCAGTTATTCAGGGGCGTCTTTTAGGAGGTGTAAATAAAACTCCGGCAAATTATACTTTCTTCCCATCTGTTGGAGCGTTGGTATCCTTTTTCACTGATACTTCTGACGATTTAATTATTGATTTTCAATGGATGAACGGTTCTGGAACCGTCTTAAGTAGTTGGTACACTACCATTCCATTTGATAATGAGGACGGTGAAGATTGGCGAAACTATGCCAAAGAAATTGAAGCTAGTAATACCTTCCCTGATTCGGATGCTACCAGATTAGAAATAAGGATTGGAGTTGGACGTGGTGATATCGGAATTGACGAAAACCAAGTTTGGGTAAGGTATCACTTCGACCTTACTTAAATCAGATTTTCCCGGAAGAAATTCCGGGATTTTCTTTGATATATCAATTAGTCTGCCTACATTTGCAGTGTCAATCAAGTTAATCACATTAAAACTCAAATGTTATGGCAAACTTGCAAGAATTTCATTTTAGTACAGGCGTTAAGCCTTATAGTCACGTTCCAGCCGTTCCAGTAGGAAAACATGAATTTGTTGACGGCAACGGTGTAAAGATAATTCGCTTCTATTGTGAAGATGTACCACAGGGCGCACAGTTTCAGTTCGCTTCGCCTTATCCCAACTGCAAAGAAGCCGCTTATGAACATTGGATTGTTCGTGAAATTGTTGATGGTGGTTTAGCCTCTAAATATGCTTACTTTTATTTGCCAACGTTATGAAGAATACTGTAAAAATTCGCATTACAAAAATGGAATATAAACGTAACTGTGAAAACTTTTGTAATACGGTTTTAATGTTACGTAAAGCCCGCAATATAGGTGATGAAGAAACGGTTAATCATTACGTATTAAGCCGATTAAACAGCCAGAAAGGGGACAAATTTGATTTTGAAATTCTTTAATACTAAATAATCATGAAAGCCATTGTAGAAAACCCGCTTTTGGATATGCGTGCCTACGCAGCTAGTTTATTCGTTGAAATTCTTAACGAAATAACTGCCTGTAAAAACGAAGAAGAATTACGTCGCTGTATAAGATTATTAGAAAAACGCCACAAATATGATAAACCAGAATTATCATGGTATTTCAAATGGGGGTTTGGTCATAATCATTTTTGGGTGAGCGACCTTAACGGAGTGCGTCTGATATTTGTGGAGTTTTAAGAAACTCCACTACTTATGCGTATATTTCACAAAATTTATTAACTTCCTAAAATAAAGAAAGATGGATTTAAAAGACAAAAGAATTGTATTTGTAGGGCTGGACGATGTGCTTATTAAAACACATTCTAACAAAGAAAAGCCCGTGGGCGTATGGGACATGGAATTCAACCTGAATGTGTTGGAAAAGCTGAAACAACTCAACCCGATTGCTATCTTTGTTGTAAGCAACCAACCGGACATTCCTACCAAATTACACCCGTCACTGTTCCAAGCGAAGTTCGTGTATGTTATTGCAGCACTTCAGGAATACATTGGTATGACGGTTTTCCCCGCTGGACAGTATGCGCCTGAAATGCCAGAGGGCGAAGCTCCTATCGCTATGCCGAATTCGACTATGTTGTTGACAATGTTTAATGAGTTCCTAGCAACGTCTCGTATGGAGCTTAATAGAGAGGATTGCGTAGTGATTGGTACGGGTGAAGAGTATGCGGGTGCGGCTCAAGCCTTTGGGTGCGATTATTTGGACGTGGCACATTTGTTGGAAGAAGATTTGGGCGAGCCTCTATTCAAGCTCGTATGGAATATTCCGTCCTACGATTTGGTGATTGACCCCGAAAATCAAGCTATTATGGAAAATCTACCGTGGGAATTTGCGGTTCACCGTGCGGAACAGATTAACAAGCTGCCATTTAAACAAGCGGATGTTCTTGTTGTTACTCAAAAATGGGTGGCTCCAAAACCTATGGAACATAAAGAATTTAAAGTAGATGCTCGCAAGCTGTCAAAGGGAGCTCAACGAAAAGTTGCGATGCAAATCAAGAAAGGAGGGAAGAAGTAATGGCTATAATTAACGTAGAACTCCGCATGATGATTGCCGAACGTTTGGCAAATGACAATTACCGTGAAGAAATTAAAGAGGTAAAAGAATCGTTACGCCTGCACCTATTAGCATACCTCAAGGAAAATTATATTCCTAAAGAGGTGCAAACGGTGTTTGAAAAGCATCCACAGTTTTTCAAGGCAGTTGATGCGATTTACATAGCCTCCTACAATTTTAAAAGTTATCTGCCTGCTGAATGGGGGAGCCGTACTCATCACTTAGATATTAATTTCCATGAAAGTTTGCCCCTAGACAAAGAAGAGGTTTACACTTTACGGAAATCCATTCCTAAAGAAAACTATATCCACGAATTAATGTGCAAGTATTTTAAATTGGAAATGGACAGGTACTTTATGGAAAAGCGGTTGAAATGTATCATGCAGACCCAACGGTTTACACCAAAGACATTGAAGCAAGACTTTCCAGAGGCTTACAAAGTGTATTTGGACATTACGACTTCTGATGCTTACGACAGTGCCAAAGAACCAAACGGAGCAACCGCTACTCTATGTGACAGTATTGAAAACGTGCGTGCTCAACTAAAATTGAACAGAAATGTTGAAGAAAAGTACAAGCCAAGTCGGCTGAATAAATGGTACACTAAACACTTCGTTCTGACCCCATGTATGCGGGGTCAGGCAGAAGTTACTGAAGTAGTGCTTGTTTGGTGGTGTTTTATGTCGTTTTTATATAACGATAGTTTGCTCAATATAATTTGTGCGCATGGCGCAACCTTTATAGAAATATTAAAGAAGGAAAATGACACCTATACGCAACAATTTGTTTTTAATGCTAATGGTGAAACTATGTGTATTCCGTCCAGTAAAGGGCGAAGAGAAAGATATTTCAAACAAATCAACGGGATTATTTACGAAATTACGTATGATACCCCACCTGATGAATAACAATTAAATATCAACGATTATGCTAATTTATTTGAATGGAATACCCCTGCAAGGTAATTCAGAAACACAACGGGTTCAATCCGCATTACCTTTGTCACGTATTGTTGAAGTGACGGAAGTGGAACAAGTGCCTAGATTTGATAACAAATGGGTGTTTAGTATTCGTCTTGATGATGGGCAAGTTATATGCTCTGAACCTTGCGAAATTCAGCAAGAAGCTGAAATGCGCCAATTGTCCACAGTAAGTCAAATTAATGCTTTAGAGGTCTACGAGCACCGTTTAAAATGTGATTTGCCCGTGTCAAACATTACTTGTCATTATGTGGACGTTGCTAAAAAACAATTGATACAATTTTCGTTAGACCCGTTGTATCCAGTATTCACTATTAAAATTTAATTTCATGGAAATAGTTAAATATGTCATAGCCTACAAATTTTTGCTCGGAGAATTGCCAAGATATATAGTGCAATCCATAAACATTGACGAAAATCTTGATGCTGATTTTATGCACCGCCTTTGTGAATCATTGGTAAAAGGACGAGAAGTGGCAGACACAAGGCACTTTGGCAAACCTTATATTATTGGGGCTTTTGCTAACAATTCGAAGTTTCCTAATTTTTGTTTTGCATGTAACACAAACGCTGATTTAAGTATTTGTCGTACCTGCAAAATGAAAAAACAGGCGTTGCAGGCTTTAAAAGAGCAAGAAACCCCTGATAATTTAGGTCAGGAACAGGAAAAGCCAAGTTTTGACCCGAATAATACGCCAAAAGAAAGAATGAAAGAGCCGTATTATTGCTTCGTTTACGAAGGAACATTTATGAAGATGTCAGAAAATGGTGACAATCCTCCTATCAGCAAGCTAATATTGAAATTTTACGAAAAGAAGCCTCTTGTTCTTAACGAATGGTTGCAGAACAAATTCAAGGAAGAATTTGAAAAACAACAAAAAGAATTCGGCTGGAGCTTGGTAGGTTTGACCCTCGTTAATGTTGAGCCAACAGGCAGTTATTCTGACCCCTCGTGTTTCCACCCTAACGAACCTTACAGAATGTATTGGGTACGTGTGCAGGATATGTCTCAGAAAGAGGGCGGTGTAAACTGGATTCCAGGATTTGAACAGAACGGTAAAATGTGGAGTGTTATCGGTGAATTACTTGACCCCGACAGCCCAGATGACACCCGTCCTTTTAAGGATTCACCTTTTGAAGATTACGTAGTAGTCCGTAAACCTGGAAATTAGCCCTCTATTGCCATTTTATATTGAGCACCGGACAATTGCTTCGGTGCTCTTTTTATTTGCCTGTATAGACGCTTAAAATGCGTTATGCTTTGTGGAACTTCTTTTGTGTTGACTGATGAAAATTGCGTATATTTACACACTCTTAAAAAAATGCGTAGAAGAGTTAGTATTAACTTAAAATTATCAAATCATGTACAAAGACTTTGTAAATGTAACCCCTGAAAGCGGTGGCGCAGGCACTACTCCGATAGCTGTTGCCGCTGATGAAAACGAAGGAGCTGCACGCAGCACTTCACTCAATATTGCGGGTGGCGGTGTGACACGAACTGTCTCTATCACTCAAAAGAAAATGCTTGTGGAAAACCAAATTGAAGTTAAATATTGGTTAGACGCAGCAACTAGCGGGGCAGGCAAGTCAATTTATTTGGAAGCCTATGCAAACAATGATGTAGCAAGCAACCTGAAAATTAACTTTAGCATTGACCAACAGGGACCGACAGGCGAATGGGAAACCAGCACTCCAGTAGAAATACTGATAAATACTGGAGATAACGCTTCCACAACTTATGAAATTCCATATTATGATTACGGATGGCGTTTTCATGAAGAAGTGGCTACTATTACCCCTTCTCAAGATGAAGATTTTATTTATGATTTTGCAGGATTCATTGAAGAATTTAGGGCTCCAGAAATTGGTATCTGGCAAATAAACACGCTTACAGGAGAACCAAATGGAGGAGAAGCAACAAACCCATCAGCCGTTTATCAAGTTTCTTCAAACGCTGACTTCAAAAAAGTTTTGACTTTTGCTTCTTTGGGTGGAGTTACTTTTTATGATGAAAGCGGTTTAGCAAGTATGACACTTACTTGGTTACAAATCCAATATTCAGATGAAATTGGGCAAAAGCCATACGCTATTTCTGTTCGGGGTGGCTTTACAGGAGTATCAGAATTAAACACTATGCTTTGGAGTGGTAAATTCCAAAATGGAGTTATTAATGCAACTTATCAAGCCCAATTTAAAATAGATGGCGTTATTCGCAATTTTAAATGGCGAATTCAAGGAGCACACATTTAACGTATAAATCACGGGGAACTCCGGTTCCCCTATTGTTTCACTTAATAATTATAATTATGAAGAAAGATTTTGTAACAATTACCCCAGATACGGGGGGGGGCTCGGCTACTCCACAAGTAACCGCTGAACCCAATGTGACGGCACAGTCACGCTCAACAACTCTCAATTTTGATGCCAACGGAAAGCAGCTTAAATCCGTTCAAGTCAATCAACTCGGTATTCCATGGTTCATAAATGTGTGTACCGCCATTCAGGGCGAAATAACTGAAGCCAATACAAACGTCGGTCACTTGTTAAAAGAGGTGGACTTTTCTCCTAGTGGAGACGGTGGCAGTATGCAAAATATTCCATTCTTTCAGTATGATTTTGAAATAAGTAATTTCAATTATACTAATAAGACAGCTTGGTATTTAGCTCTGGAAGCTAATATATTGGGCACTTTGATTGATACCTTTACGGAGTATTTAATTTTGGAATTTGATTTAGGCAAAGGAGATGGGTGGGAACGAATGGAATTTATGTGGGAAAATACCTTTGAGGGCTATCAATATTGGCGCAATACGACACCCAACGTTTACCCCAATGAATATCCGACAGTTAAAACTGTCCAAATGCGAGTTGGAATTGGTGATAATACTGAACCAGAGCCTATTCATACTTATCTTGCTCAATTTACAGTAAATATCGTATTAAGCCCCCGACCCTAGCGTAGCCAACATGATTTGATTACGCATTTGGATAAGCCGGAAAATTTTCCGGCTTTTTCTTTGCCAATCCAATTTATCTGCCTATCTTTGGGGTGTCAAATTAAAAATGGATTTAGTTATGGAAGTACAAGTAGTTAAAACAACAGTAAAAGCCGCAGCTGGAGTTAAAGAAACGAATTATGCTGCAATTATAAACAAGTATTGTAGACAAATCGGTTTCATTACTGATGATGGTATTTATTTAGAACTTTATGACCAAAACCTAAGAGGTTTTGGTATAGGTAGTTTTCAGAAAATAGATACAGGAGATGCCAAACCGTTTAGATGGTTATGCAAAATAGTAGAAGATAATTGGGACGCTATGTACGACCGCTATACTTTGGCGATAAAAGGATAAGGAAAGATATTTAGATATACGTATAATAGACGTTGACATAACATTATCTTATTATTTAAGCGAAACACCTTTTAAGTTTATCCAGAAGCGTCTGGAGTTAGCAAGATGAAACCCGTGAGGGCGAATATTGTCGTAGTAACAAGAGTTTTAAAGATTATGTTTATTGATTGGCACGGGGCGGAGAATATTCTCCGCCCTTGCTTTTTCAAAGAAATTGATTTACCTTTGTATTTTAAACAACCAAAACGATGAGACCTTTAGTAATAGTTGGAACCTGCAAAGAATTGCATAAGTGCGCTCGGTTGCTTGACAGGTTTGGATATATACCTGTCAATTGCCGGATACCTACGTGTGACAATCACGATGGAGGCTTCATTATACTCAACCGTGAGGGAGAGTTTAGGTTTTCAACATGCAATTTGTACGCAAATTTAGACTGCATGGTAACAGCCTCTGACTTCCTAAAGAATTACGGGGGTTTAGGAATACGCAGCCCGTACAGCCTAAAGAACGTCTATTTTGCCTGCACGCTTGGTTTGTTGGTTATGGGTATGGAAGGAAGCCTCCCTGTCGGAAGAATGTGGCTATTGGCTTTCTTTGCTATTAATATACCACTGCATTTTAAAACGATTAAAACATGGTTTACACATGGGAAAGAAAGAAGATTTGGAAAAAGAAGAGCAGAAGCTGATAAAGATTAAGTTACTGCTCATAAAGGATTTTGAAGAACTGGATAAGGGGGAGTTACAAGTATTGCGTAACTACACCCGTGAAGTGTACCACATTGCGGGCGAAATAAAATTGGGCGTAGACGAGTTGCTTAATGCTTATCTAATTTTTAAACGCAAGTTTATCACCACTTTGGAAACTGTTGCGGTATGTCCATATCCGATGGTAGAAGCGGGTGGAAGTTTTGTAGCTGCACAAACTACGTATGCTCCAATAGCTGTCACGACGTTTGACGGAGTTTTTAGCTCTTCTAAGGAAACTTTCACTATTAACGAATGGCAAAGTTTACCCGTGCTTACAGTGTTCTATTTTGACGACCGTACCGAGGTGTGTTGTCTTGCTCCTAATGGACATTTTTGCCGGATAACGAGTAAGATTTTGCAGTTTGATATATAATGCGTATATTTGTTGCATCAGTCATGAATGAAGTTGAAATGGTGTTTGAAGGCGAGCCGCTTTGGGTAGTGATACTAGAGGCGGCTCTTTTTATATCAGTACCATAAAAGAAGCCCGTTTCACAACGGGCTTTCTTCGTCATAATCCATGATTATGGAAATAAAAGGAATTATTCTAAGAGATATTGTATATTAATTTCTAGGCTTTACGCCTTTCTTTTCAAGAAGTGCTTTATATTCATCAACTGGAAAATACATTCGTCCAAACTTTTCAGCCCACTTTTCAGGATAAATAGTAACGTACTTGTCATGGTCGTGAATAGTGGCACAGGCGATGATACTTGGTAGTCCAATAATTAGCAAGTAAAGCCACCCTGACCAACGGGAATTAATGTGATGCCCGTATTCATGGCTAGCCGTGTCCAATCTGTTGTAAGCCACCTCACTAATGAGGATAAAGTGACCGAGCGTGACACTACTCGTACCGCCCTTTTTAAAGTAAAAAGCACCTCCGCAGTACCCAATGTACCGCCAACGTGTGAAAATGGCTAATAGAAGCCCTAAGAGGCTTTGTGGCAGCATCCAAACGATGAGCAACAGGTGCACCAACACACAAGTGAGTTTCCCTTTCGGGTTGAACAGTGGAAAATCATCCTTTGTGATATCCACGCAAAAATTTTCATTCTGGGCGGTTTTGAAATCTTCGTGACCGCTTGCAGTCTTAGTTTGTAGTTTTTCTTTCATAAGCCAATAATTTTCGGCAAAATTACAAATTATTTTTCTCAATAAAATCCTCTACTTCACTGTCAGTAGCGGGTCTAATCTTTAGGATATTCAGGTTATCCAAGTCAGATTGTAAAATAGGAAAAGGCAACCGAGTCCGTCCTGACGGAGTAATATACCACCTGTTTTTGTCATCTCGCAAAAGGATGGTATCTGGTGTATCTTCGTCTACAAAGATTTCATCCGTGTAGGCTAACATCATTTCTGACCATTCCTTTTCTAGTCCTTCTTTTGGTGCTCGGTTCAGCCCTGTTCCACTGCCTAGTTTGGGGTTAAGGAAATCTTCTTTGGTTGGTGCAGGTGTTCCACTACCTTGCAAACCTGTTAGGAGAGTGGTGGTGTGATGTTGTGCGTTTTCCGCAGTAAGACGGGTCACCTCTGCCACTAGTTGCTCTTCCCTGATAGCGTAGTCATTCACTTCACGTTGGAGCTCCCTAATTTGTTTGTCCTTAACAAATATCTGTTTTTGTAGGCGGTCAATTTCCGCTTCCAAATTTAATTTCTGCAATATTTTTTCCTTTTCTGGCATAATCTTTTTGGATTGTTACAGAGCTTATACGTTGTCGGGGTTTATCTTTCCAAGACTTTTAGGAATCACCGCTGAGGATTTTTGTCGTAAGGGGGCTCCAGGGGTTTCTTTATATTATTTATTTAACAGTGAATGAGGTATTACGTAGTAATACCGAAATGAGCTAGTAAATAAATAATATTTTATTATCATGATAATTAATTGATTGGGATTGACGTGCGTACGCGAGGCTCTTCCCAACCCCTTGTGCACGTGTATGTGAGGGGGCGTGCATGGACATGAGGACTGGACAGATAGGAAATATGGAATGACACCACGATGATGCGTATAAGGGTTAAAAGCCAATTGGGAGCGTCACATCTGTGGCACTATCGGCTCCGGTAACTAGGCTTATACAGACATTGACTTTAGGTTTATCTCACATTTGTCTTGTTTGAATTTTTAAGATTTGTTTTGTTTTTATTTGACATTGATTGGGGCAGGGGGCGCAAAGCCCCCAATCTCGCCCGTTCTTCCCTAATTAGATTAGACGTTTAGGAATTAGTTAAACTTTGCGTATCTTTACAGCGATAAATTTGTTTTTGAACTAAAAAGATACAGATATGAAAACAGTTACTCAAAAAGTTTTTGGATTTCTCTATAAGACTTGTTTGGCTAATCCGGGCGGAATACCAAGCCCGACAACCATACAGAGAGCCTTTGCAGTGGGCACACCGACAGAAGATTTGACGGCTGCAACTTTTGAACCTGACAAGGAACAACAGCCTGAAGGATTTTTGATTATTCCGCTAACAAGCGGGGATATCAAAGTACATTTGGCTGGAGCACCTGCTTTTGAGGATTATACTATCAGCGGAGTAGAAGTAGACGCTAGTTTAGGCGTGCCGATGCTTTACTTGGTGGATAAGGTTTATGTAGACGGAACGACAGCAACTTTTAATATCGGTTGGTAAGATGGTACATGGTCAGGTGATTGGCATACCGTTCAGACGTCGGAAAGGAGAACAAGCTCCCCCTCCACCGAAAGAAGTAGCTTGGAATCCGACGATTGAAAGTAATTTGCCATATAAAGAAGTCAAGTACTTTAAATTTGTGGAGGGTGCAGGATGGCAGGCACTTAATATCGGTGAGATATTGCCTGTTGGTCAAAGAGTGTTGATACGCATTGTTACGACCGAGCCTTATTATGAAGTGAGCAAGGCGGTGAGTTCCCAGATGACAGGCATACAAATCGGTAAAAATGGTGTATCAGAATATGACATTGTTGGAGCTTTAACTGTTCACAGCCCGCAAATTTTAACGGTTACGATTGGAGTAGATAAAAACTACGTTCAATGGAACCCTGTTGTGGAAAGCAATGCGGAGTATCAAGTAGTAGATTTCTATATTAATACTTATCCTGCTGTTGTAGGAAACTACTATCCGATTAATTCTAAATTGGGAATTGCTGTAACAACGAAGGGTGCAGCAGACGAAGTTACATCCTTGACAGTAAATGGAGTGTCTTTGGGGACTCCTAGTATCAAGGGCAATAGGTTTACTTTTAATGGTACTTTACCCGACAAACCCCCACAAAACATAAACATCGCTATTGATGAATATATTAGGTTTGAAGATATTGTACAGGCATACCCACTGTTCTTTGAATTTACAGACGAAAACGGCAATTTAATTTCTTGGGGTGGTAAAGCAAAAGTAGGAAGTACTATTACCAGAACTAAAGGAGTTGCCTATGCTAATCTTTTGGAGAGTTTATATACTGTTACTAATCCAAGATTAAATGGTGTTCCGTTGGCAAGTGCTGAACATGTTGTTGAAAAACAAATGGTGTTTACTTGTACAGCGACATGGAAGTTATCTAACGAGCCTAACTGTATATTAAGCAATCAGATTTTGCCTATACCGAATTCTAGCTATAAGTACTTGGGACATCAACCTGACTTGAGCGGGCACGGCAACCACGGTGTATTCAATAACTTTGAATTCGCTGGAATGAGTGGTGCTAATGGATATGTAGAAAACTTTACTACTTGGGGAGTATATAGTGGAATAATATTAACCGATAGTACTATTAAAACTAATTCTGATTTTAAACCCGCTAACAGTTGGGTAGCTTACAAAGGTGTAAATACTAGATTAAATAGTTTTAGTGTTAATATTACAGGTATTCCAAAAGAAGGCATCTTAAGTTTTAGAGTAAATGCTGACACTTATATAGAACTATCTAATGGCAGGAATGATTTATCTTTTGACGGTCTACTGATTAGTGTTTCAAGTGGATTCAGAATAACAAAAGGAAGTAATTTAGATTGGTCTAATCTTGTTATTCAGCAAATAGGACAATACGAAGGAGCTATTTGCTTTAACGGGGTTAACAACTGCATGACGATTCCTGCACTGGAACATGGAGGTAAACAAGTCCTGATGAAAGTAAATTGGCAGAGTAATGTCGGGGATGCTATATTATACGACCAAAGAGGAGGCGACGCAGGTTTTGCCATATATAATGGCGCAGTCGTTGTCGGTGGTTTAGCTATTGCATATAGAGGAAGAAATGTAGGAGGCAGTACTTATATTGATGGTGTACTCAACAACCATATTGAATGTAGTCAATTAAGGAATATAACTCATAATATTATTGAATTATATGACCCAGAATTAGGGGTAGGCACTCTTAGTCCCAGGATAGGTTTTTCTAATACAAATATTAACTATGCTCAAATGGCTTTATTTGCGTTCATGTCTTTCCCCGAAATAAGCCCCGAGGAAGAAATTAAAGATTTGAACGATATTGTGGGTATTGCAGGCGGTTACGTTGAGAAGCCTGAATATTATTGGGATTGCTTTGGCAAAACGAATGACGACCCCGATAGGGACGCTATTACTGAACAAGTGAGTAAGGACGTAGCCAATGCTCTTTCAGTGAAAAATGCAGATTTTAAACTGGATAGCGGGTTCGGAAAGTACGAAGTTGATTTTCTCGATACTAGTATATGGAACAGTAGTAATTCAACTATAACAAGTAGTAAGATAGACTGTAAAAATGCTATAAGTCATATTATGCTACTGTATTATAACGTAGGGGGAAAAGAATATCCTGACATTCCTTCGTTTAAGGTTATTAAAACAGGAGCCGATATTGATTATAGCTATATTGATGAAACTGGGT